CTGCCGACGGGTGCCAGACTTAGTATCCCCGGCAGCATCTCCCACGGCGCGCCCGTCGGCAGGGGATGCGTGATGACCAGCCGCCAGACCGTGCCGTCGTTACACAACGCATAGAGCCGGTCCGGCGCGCTGCCGGCGGTGGATGACACGGTGATCTGGGTGATGGCGCGAGCCGGAACCCGGGGCTCGATCTCGCTCATGGGCGTGGCACCGTTGGCGGGCACACGAGGCGCGCCTCGACCAGTTCACGCAGATGATCGAGCTGCTTTTCGTTTTGTTCAATCCGCAGCATGAACGTCCTCCCCGGCTCCAGCGACGCGCGCGTGTTGGCCAGATCGAGGCGCAGATGTTCGACATTGACGGACAGCACCGCCAGGGCGTGGCTGTTCTGCCAGCCCACGGTAACCAGTGCGCCGAGAAAAAGAGGCGCCAGCGCGGCGATGATTTTGAGCCAGATCGGCATTCATGTTGGCGGGTCATGCACGGGCGGCCCGCCCATGGATTGCCCGTTCAAAGGCCGGTCCTGGACCGCCATGACCGCCCGCTGCTGGTTCATGCACTGGCCCTGGATTTCCTGGATCAACGGGTTGGAGACCTCCCAGGGTAAGGGTGCCTTGACCAGCAGCTGGATCAGGGTGTTCCAGGACTGCGCGGTGAGGGATACCGAAAGCGTATCGGTTGGCTGAAGCATGATCAGGCCACCCGCACCTGAAGCGCGCTGCCATTCAAGTACACACTACCAACACCGACGCCCGCCGCTCCAGCCGCCGCGTCATTCGCCGCGTTGACCGGCATCCTCTCGAAATACAGAACATTGTTGAGCACCAACGCCCCGTTGGTGACACGGAGGCCGCCACTCGCGGTCAGCAACTCGCCCACGAGCATGTCGGTGGGGATTTGTATTTGCCGTCGCGTGGCCCAGCTCACGTTGAACGTGGCGCCGGAGCCGGACCCGCCCGTGGTGGTCACCGTGGCGGGTCCGGGACCGAACGGGCTGTATGGGGACCTGCCGTCATCGACGTACGCCGCCCCGGTGACCCCGCCGTTGCCGTCCACGCCCGTCACCGAAATGATGCCGCCATGGCCGTCATGCAGCAGATCGTACTGACGGTAACCGCTGCCCGCGTTGGCGGGCAACGTGATCGTGCCAATGGTGCCCACGCTGGCGTTGAACATCATGCCGTTCGAGGTCGGATAGATCGACAGCGTGCCGATCCGCACGGTGCCCGCTTCTATCGACACGCCGCTGGAGCGGAACGCCGCCTGCGAAAACAGCACCTTGGAGAAATCGATGCCACCCGCGCACATCTGTGCCCAACGTTGCGTGTTACCGGGATTATTGGTGATCTGCTCCACCGTGGCCAGCACCCAACCACCGGGATCAAGCGGCCATTGGTCATTATCCCGCCCAATCTGAAAAATGGAGCGCACGCCCACCGCGCTGCCAGCCGTGGCGCTGAACGCGTTCATGGCGTCACTCACCGTGGCATGAACCGCGCCGGTCCAGATGTAGGTTTCAACATACGCCTGCGCGACCCCGGCACCCGCACCGAGTACAAGACCGGTCTCAGTACCTTCGGCCAGGCCCCAGCCCGACCCCCCGACCTCACAGGTCGTCGCCGCCGCGATGGCGCCACCCGCGCCGCCGCCGCCATGATTACAGTACAGCTGAGTGAACAGCGGGTTGATGAACACCGTACCCGTGTCCAGCACGTCATCCTGCTGCTGCATCAGCATGTTGATGCAACCCTGGCCGCCTTTCGTGCCACCAAAGTTGTGCTGGATGGTTTGCGCGAAGAACCCGCCACCAGGATTTCCTGAACTATCCACGCTGTTGGGCGAGACGATGATCTCGAATGGCGCGACACCACCAACCGGGTCCATCGCGCCCGACACGGAATTGACAACCGCCAACCCAATTGTTCCGCCAACACCCGATGCGAACACGGTGTTATTGCTAACCGTAAGCGGACCCGCCACCGTGCCCCCGGACAAAGGCAGAAACGGCCCGTCAAGTGGCGTGGCTGTCGTCTGTTCACGTAGAGCCATGTCAGGTCTCCTGGTTCGCTGGATGGGTCATGGCGCCGTCACCGCCTGCATTTCGGCGTCGGTCAGCACACGAGGCCAGTAATTGAAGCGACGGATGTAGCCGTTCATGCTTTCGCTGGCGTTGTAGCTTTGCAGGAAGTACAGATCGACGGTCGAAGCGAGCACGGCGTAACCCGCCGTCAGACCGGCGCTGGTGACGACGGCGCCCCCGTTCAGACAGTTCCTGCCGACACCCGGCGCCCAGGTGGTCACCGCTTTCTGCACGACATTGGCGGCTCCGGCGTTGGCCGTGAGAAAAGCCGACGTGGCGTCGTACTGGCCCAAATGAAAACCCGGGTCGAAGAACAGCGGCGTCGGACTGCCCAAGGCTGAACTCCATATGACGCGCGGATTGGTCCCGGCGAGGACAGCGAACGGAACGAACTCCGCGAACCACGATCCACCGGGGGGTGTGAACCAGGCCCGGTTGGAGAACGGGTTCACGCACTGCTCGCCCGCGCGCGTCACCGCCGCCGTGGTGGTGACGATGTTCGAGGTCGGGAACGTCGCCTGCTCCAGCTGGGCGCCCCAGACGTAAACATTCTGCGCGGGCGTGGCGGCCTGGGTCGGATCGCGCAGATCGGTGCCAAATTGCACCGCGTAGCCCCCAGCGGGCAGGTTCGGCACGGTCACCACGAAACGCCGCCACTGGGTGGTCAGCGCGAGACGCGGGCTCGAATAGAAAACACCGCCGCCGCCCAGCGCGATGCTAAAATACATCGGCTCGCCACCGACACTACCCTTCATCCAGATGCTGAACACATAAGGCGCCACCGAAGTCGGCACCCCCTGATAGACGAGGGACGCGTTACCACCGGAGACAGCGGGCATCGCGAGGCGCGAACCGGTCATCGTACCGTCGGGCGCGATGGTGGCGTTCGCGGTCAGGACGGGATCGGTTCCGATACTGGCCGGGGTCCAGGGCGCGGCGCCGCAAGCCGATTGCAAGCAGACATTCGTCCTGGCTTCCTCGATCAGCAGACCGCGCGGCGCGTGGGTGACCGGATCATAATCGAAGCGCGGCGTATTGGCCGGCGCCGTCCGCAGCACGCCCGCCACGTCGGTGTACGTGCCCGGCGACGCGCGCGTGAAAGTCAGCCCCGCCGGCAGCGAACCGCTCATGAAATCAAGGCTGTATGGCGCCAGACCCGCGCCCGGCGCGACAGCGCCAAGATCAAGCAGCATCCGTTTGCCGCTGGGGTCCACCGATGTCGGCACGCCCACCCAGATTTTGCCCGGGGACGTGGTTCCATCCCAGAAGAATTGCTGCGGCAGAAGCGAAAGGCCGGGGGGCGCCGATCCGCTCACGCCACGCTGCCATCATTGAGGAAACCGTAACTCGCCAGCGCGGTCAGCAGGGACGCGAGCGCGGCGTTACCGCCGCGCGAACCGTTCACGGTCGGGCGTGCGCCCGGCGCCCCGACACCAAACACGCCAATACCCTGCGCCGTGTTCACCGGACCGCCGTAAGCCGTCAGGCCACCCGCCTGTTGGATCGACAGCACACCCCTGGGCGTCCAAAGCATATGCAGCACGCAATCCGCGCCGGTCCCGGACCCGCCGGTCGTCGCGACGAGATCGGGCGCTCCGGGACCAAAAAAGTGCGGCGCCTTGCCGGCGATGTAATTCGCCGCCGTGACCGCGCCGGTTGTCGCGTTCACGCCTGTGACCAGGGCGATCCCACCGATGCCGTCATAAAGTTGGTCATTGACCTGATAGCCGCCGCCGCCAGCGGCGATGGCGCTGATCGAACCGACGGCGCCGGTCGCGTTGATGACGAGGCCGTTGCTGTCCTCGCCAATGAAACCCGGACCAATCCTGAGCAGGGTGCCTTCAATCGACACCCCGGGCGAGCGGAAGGCGGCGGTGGCGAAATTGATCTTCGAGAAATCCAGGCCCCCGGCGCACGCCTGCGGCATACGCCGCGCCATACCCGGATTGTTGTTGATCTGCTGTACCGTCGTCAGCAACCAGCCGTTGGCGTCCACCGGCCACGCATCTCCGTCACGGCCCAGTTGCCATATCGCGCGCGGTGCCGTGCCGCTGCCAGGAACGACCGCGTAGGCCTGCATCGCATCGAAATTCGTCGCGCGGTTCGTGCCGCTCCAGATGTAGGTTTCCACGAAAGCCGACGCCACGCCGGACGAATTGATGGTGACCCCGAGTTCCGACCCCTCGACCAGGCCCCAACCCGTGCCTCCCACGATTGTCATGGCGGCGGACGAGATGGCGCTGCCACTGCCGCCGCCGCTGTGATTACAGTATAATTGGCTGAACAACGGATTGATGAACACCGACGTGCCGGCGTCCAGCACGTTCGATGTCTGCTGCATGATCATGTTCAGACAGCCATGATTGCCCCTGGTACCACCAAAATTATGCTGGATGGTTTGCGCGAAGAACGACGAGCCGGGGTTGCCGGTGCTGTCCAGGCTGTTGTTCGGAACCAGGATTTCGAACGGCGCCACGCCGCCGACGGCACCCATGGTGCCCGATACCGAACAGTTGACCTGCAATCCAATCGACCCGCCGACCGCCGGGGTGAACGCGACATCGTGGGTGACGGTCAACGGTCCCGACAGCTCGCCCCCGCTCAAAGGCAGGAAATCCCCGGTTTCAACCGGCGGCGTGGGCGGCACCACCACATTCAGGACGGCGTTATCCACGTACTGCTTGGTCGCCGCCTGACGATCCCCGATGGGATCGCCCACCAAAGTGAGACCGCCTTGCATGGCGCCGCCGGCCAGCGCCAGATAGGGTCCCCCCAAGGGGGGTTTGGTATCGACGTAATCCTTGGTCGCCGGATGCATCGGCGCCGTCGGGTTGCCCACCAGGATCAGGTTTCCGGTCAGAACACCGCCGAAAATCGGCAGGAAACCGACATCCACGTAGTTTTTCGTCGCCGGCTGCATCGGAGCGCCCGGGTCCCCAACCAAGGTCAGGGGTCCGGTGAGCGTGCCGCCCGTGAACGCCAGGTAATGCGCGTCGGTATACTGACGGGGGGTAGGCTGGAGCGGTCCCGCCGGGTCCGCCGCCAAGGTGAGCGCCCCCACGAGGACGCCGCCCGTGAGGGGTAAGTACCTGGTATCGACGTAATTTTTGGTGGCGGGCTGGAAGTTGGCGACGGGGTCCGCCGCCAGGGTGATGGGTCCCGCCATGATGCCGCCAGCGAGGTTCAGGAAGTTCACATCCACGTAGTTCTTCGTCGCGGCGTGCATCGGCGCGATGGGATCGGCGGCCAGGGTGAGCGGCCCCGTCATGGTGCCGCCGGAAGTGGGGATGTACTGGGTGCCCAGCCCCTGGACCCAGACCCGGACGATATCGCCGGCCTGACAGGGCGTCGTCATGGTCATGGTGTTGGCGCTGGACGTGTAATCGCTGGTCGGGGTGCGTAGGAGCCCGTTCTCGTACACACTCAGCGACTGCGTGGGTCCTGGCGTGTAAGCCAATGTTTTACCGAAGAAATCCGTCCCGGTGAACACGGTCTGCCCGGCGACGGCGACGTACGTATAATCATAGGTCGTGGCCAGCGGCGGGATGACGAGGTCATGGATCAGGGTGCTGATCTGGGAGAGGGCAATCGCCGCCTGGGAGGCCCACCAGCGGCTCGACCAGTGGTTGCCGGTGACCGCCATGACCGCCAGGATATTCGGCGGGATCGTGTCCGGCATATGCTCGGCCCAGGCCATGCCAACGTCAGCATACGCCTGACTGACCGCCTCCGATCCCTTGGCGTGGTTGGCGTTGTTTCCCGACAGGCTGGCGGCGTCGGACGCCATCGTGGCGTAGCCCTGAGCCGAATACATGGCGGTTTCGGCGGCATTTCTGGAGGTCTGGGCGCTGCCGGCGGCGAACGCGGCATCGGACGCGTGTTGTGCCGCCTCCGCCGCCGAGATCGCCGCCGCGTCGGCATCCGTGGACGTGCTCCGCCCGGCGCTTTCCGCCGCCTGAAGCCAGGGTTTGAGCGAAGCGACGGCCCCGTCCGTGACGTGGTCGAACAATCCCGGCGTGAGCTGGGCGGTTCCGACCGTACCAGGACGCAGCGTGCCGTCGGTGTTCAGGCTGGTCGAAACCCAGTCGAGCGTGTCGCCTAAGGCGTTGTTCGTAAGGTCAAAAGCACTGTCCAGCCGATCCCCTGGGGGTGGACTGGTTGGATTGTTGACCTGCCAGTCCGTGAAGGAATACCCCCGTACGGGCTCAACGGGTTTGGGCGCGAAGGTACCGGCGGTTCCAAGCGGCATGGCTCGGCTCCTGGCGGGGGTATTTCATGGCTCTTTCGGCGCTCTACGCGGTTTACGCCTGGATTACCAGGGGTAAATCCAGGGGCGCTCCACGTGGCGCGTAAAGTCCACGGGTTCAAAGCGCCTGGAGCCAGCATCAGTCATACCCAGCATCTCGCTACCATCCGGTTGACTGATGGCAACTGATTTGATACGATATAGGCACGAAACTCTGAGCAATACCAACGAGGTAGCCAAAGCCACGCCACGAAAGCCGCCAAACTCCTGGATCGTTGACTTTACGATTTGAAACTCTGAGCAATTGCAATGACATATCCCAAGCAGTGACAGGAAAATGCGTCGGCGCCGCGCACCCCCTGGGGGGCGGACGGCCCGGAGGCCGGAGGCGGCTGGCGGTCCTGGACCTGCCCGGTCCTGGCGTTACACAGTTGTCGCCCAACTGTGGGAAGCGTAGGTCCTTCAATGGGTTAGGTGCTTTGAGTGCACATATTTGGGCACTCAGGCGCCAGGACCGGGTCCAGACAGGTCCCGGTCCAGGCATCGGGCGCGCAACCTGGTTAGCTCCTGGGTCAGATCGGAGCGGCTGAGTTCACCTATCGGTATGGTCCCGGTACGATCCGGAGCCACACTGTGTTTGCCGATAAGCCCTTGAATTTCCGCGACTGTTCGGGCGGCTGAGGCTCTGGCATGGGCGTTGGCAGTAGGGTCCGATGCCAAGGTCCGCAAAACCTCCAAGGCGAGCACGCTTTCTGGCTGGGCAAGGTCAACTTGTTTATCCCGGTCCTGTCCCAGTCCTGTCCTGGTCCCGGTCCTGGTCCTGGTCCTGGCCCTGGTCATGCCGCTCTGGCCCAGGACTTGGGATACTCGGTTTTCCACCATCCTGGCGGCGGCTGTTTCGCCACCTCACGAGCTTCGCGCCAGGCCTTGGCCCAGGCCAGGGGTTGATCGTCTCGCCAGTCCCATGCCTGGACCAGTCCGAGCCGGACCGGCGCGCGTTCTTCCGTCCGGCATCGGTCCAGGTCCCGCCATAGCGGCAGGTTCATCAGGTCCATGGGCAGCAACCCAAGCCGGTCCATCGCCTGCAACCTGCGACTGGCCAGCCTGCCAGGGGTTGGCGCCATGGGCGCGCCGCCATGGGCGGGGCAGGTTAGCTGGCCACGCTTCGCCACGCGCCGGCATTGGCTGCACAGGCGATGCGAGGGGTGACCCAGTTTGACCCGGTGACACAGACCGAACCGGATGGAATTAAGGTTTCCGAACCATCCCCCTGGCATCGCGCGATCCCCTGTCCTGTAGGTTTCCAGGGTTTAGCCTGGATTGTGTCCTGTCGCCACTGTCTCAATCAAAATACATCCACACAACAATTTGTTGTGTCCTGTCCCGTGATTTGTCGGCATAAGCGCGCTGCGGCGCACCCCAAAAACACACGCCGCGTCACACCTAACCCATTGATTGGACAGGATAACACCATGTCACCAGCACACCAGGCCCGGGCCATTTTACGGTCCCGGCTTCGCACCCTGCTTGGCGCCGCCGCGCTGACAGGCGGCGACGCATACCTCTCGGTGAAAGAGGGGGTCATGAACGGGAAAACCGTTTCCGACCTGACGATAACCGAATTGCACCAGGCCATTTCCACCCTTGAAGCGGACCCGAACCGGGCGCCGGAGGACCCCACCATGCCGACCGTGCCTGACGATAGCGTCATGCTGCTTCCCGAGGCCGAGGTCGAGGCTGAGACCGCCGAGGCCGATATCATCGCGCGGGAGATCGCGGAGGTCCGAAGCGCCGTCGTGTCTGGCGGGTTCATCGCTCTGGACGAGAAAATCCGGGGGCTTGTCATCGCCGCGCGCAAACCACCTGTCACCGTGGAAGTCGTGCGCGAGGTTCATGTCGCGCCAATCGATCCTGACGCGCCCGTGATCCAGGCATCGCCGCTGGGCCAGACCGTGACGTGGCGCAAAGCATTTGGCGTTAAGGGGGCCATGGGGTCCCGGACCTGTAACCTGTGGGACGGCAAACACCCTGACACGCCCATGGTGAACCCGGATTATATCTGGCCCGAGAGGACCGCCGTGGCTTTGACGCAAATCGCGCGAGGCCGGAACGTGTATCTCTGGGGGCCGGCAGGTTGTGGCAAGACCGAATTTTGCCAGCAACTCGCCGCGCGTCTGGGCCGGCCATTCGTTTTGATATCGTGCGATAGTTCCACCGATGCCGCCACGCTCGTGGGTATGACGGTCCCGGGCAAAGCGGGCGGCGTGACGTTTCAGGCTGGCCAGCTGGTTCGGGCCATTCAGACAGCGGGCGCTGTCATATGCATCGATGAGCCAAGCGTGGCGCGGCCCGGTGCCTTGTTCGTGCTGCAAAATGTTCTGACCCCGAACCGGGCTTTATATGTGCAAGAGACCGGAGCGCGGATCAGGACCGCGCCAGGGGTCATATTCTGCGCCACTGACAACACCAACGGGACCGGGGGCGGGGCGCGCCGTGGCTTTCATGGCACGCAACCGTTGAACGCGGCCACGTTGGATCGTTTTGGCGCCAGGATCAAAATGGGCTGGCATGACGCCGCGACCGAGGCGGGGATCGTCATGGCGGCGGTCCCGGGTTGCACGCGGGCGCTGGCGGATTTGTTGGTGACGGCGGCGCAAACTACCCGGGCGGCGGCTGACAGTCAGGTCCTGACCGAGGGCCTGGGCTTGCGGCGCCTGTTTTCCTGGGCCGAGTTGCTGGCCGATGGCATTGACGTTGAGACCGCGTTTTGTTGCGCCGTCCAGGATTGCGTGCCCGAGGCCGAGCGGGAGACCCTGAGGCAACAATGTATGCTTGCCGTGGATAAAAACACCGTGGCGCGGGCGCTGGCGGGCCAGGACCCGAGCGGCACGACAGGTGATGCGAACGGCCAGCGTTCAGGTCTGGACGCGGCGGCGGATTTTGACGAGGTCCCGGTCTGATTTGATCTGAAAGGGTAACGGTTATGGCAAGCGTATTGTATTTGGACGTGACGACGGCGGCGGCTGAGACCGCCGGTAAGATACTGGCGCAGCGACGGACCCAGGCGGACAAGCCAATCATGGTCCATGTCGGGACCGGGGGCGGCATGACCGCCAACGTGCACGTGAATAGTCAGGGGCAGGTTCATATGAACCTGCCGGGTTTAGGGGCGGACGCGGTCCTGTCACGGGGCGAAGCGGACCGGATTTTAGGCTACGTCGCCCATGAGTGTATGCACGTGCTGCACACCGATTGGCAGGCATGGGGCCGCGCCGTTCAGTATGGCCCGCGTGTCACGCGGTGGGTGAACTGCCTGGAAGATGTCAGGATCGAAGCGAAAGAGATCAAGGCGGGCCACTATCCCGCCTTGCGTGGATTGCTGGCTAGTGTCGCGGATCACATGCATTACCGGGACAGTGTGCGGGCCGCGCCTTATGTGATCGGGGCGAAGCTGGCGGACGCGCCTTACTGTTATGTAATCATGGGGCGGCTGGCCAATGGCTACCTCATACCATCCGCGCGCGGGCTTGCCGGGGCGATGTCAGCCGAGGTCCGGGCGCTTGTGGAGTATGCTTTGCGCGAGGGGCGCTTGTGCCGCTCCACAAGCGATTGCCTGACCCTGGCGCTTGAACTGGTTCGCCGGGAGCAAGCCATGGCCGCTCCGCCGCCCCCGCCGCCCCCGCCGCCCCCGCCTCCACCTGTTCAGCCTGAGACCGAGCCTGAGGCCGAGACCGGCGAGAGTGAGACCGAGGCCGAGGGTGAGGCCGGCGAGAGTGAGACCGAGGCCGAGGGTGAGGCCGGCGAGGGTGAGGCCGGCGAGGGTGAGGCCGGCGAGGGTGAGGCCGAGGGTAAGGCCGAGGCCGAGGGTAAGGCCGAGGCCGAGGGTGAGGCCGGCGAGGATGAGGCCGAGGGTGAGGCCGAGGGTAAGGCCGAGGCCGAGGGTAAGGCCGGCGAGAGTAAGGCCGGTACGGATGAAGGCAAGGCGGGCGGGCAAGGCCATGGTGATGGGCAGGGCACGGATGTCAGCCTGGACAGCCAGTCGGACTGGCGACCGAACGATCCTGGTCTGGACGGGACCGCCAGCCTGGATGACATCGTGGCCCGCGTGGTCGAACAGACCGGGGAGCGGCCCACGCCTGGGTCCCATGGCTTGCATGGCTACCACAACGTGACCGACACGAGCATGACGAAGGGGAGGAGCGGGGCGGCGGAAAGCCGGAACATGGCCACGGCATTGGACGCGGCGCTACCGGGGCGTGCCATCCTGGCGGGCCAGATATCCCGCTTGCTCGTGGCACCGGAGCGTACCTGGGTGACGCATCGCGAGACATCGGGGCGGCTGGACCGCCGCGCGCTGGTTCGCGTGGGAACGGGCGCCTTGGATGTGTTCTCGCAACGGCATGAACAAGCCGGCACCGATACCGCCTTGCTCGTATTGGTCGATGGGTCCGGGAGCATGAGAGTGGGAACGCGTTGGGGGATGGCCATGGTGACCGCGTGGCATCTGGCTTGTGCCGCTGAACAGGCTGGCGCCAGGGTTGGCGTGACAGTGTTCATGTCAACCGAACGCGGCAGGCACGGCGACACCAGCCGTCCAGGCGCCAGGCTGGTGCCCTTGCTGGGCATGGGGGAGCCGGTGCGGGCCAACGCCGCGCGGTTGAACATATTACAGCCTCAGGCGTACACGCCCCTGTCGCCCGCCATCCTGGGGGGCGCCCAGGCATTGCTTGAGGTTCAGGCGGCACGGCGCATCCTGATGGTGCTGACCGATGGTGACTGCGATCACGGCAACGCGTGCGTGACCCAGGCGTGCAATATCGCCGCGACCTGGGGCGTGGAGACCGTGGGCATCGGCATGGACGCGCCGACGGTAGCGGCGGCGTTTCCGTCGGGTTGGAGCGTCAATGTGCGGGATATGGCGCAGTTGGCGCGTACCGGTCTGGGCGTGCTTTGCGACATGCTGGAGGACGCCGGCAATGCGTAAAGCGGAGTACCCCAACGCCGAAGAAATCCGGGCCATTCTTGGCCCGGAACCCTGGACGGTTTGCCGGAACACCAAGGCCAACCGGGACCGGTATGGCCGGTGCCTGACACGGAAACAATGGGCGGAGGTAAAGGCGAAAGTATTGGCGCGGAGGCTCGCCCATGGCCGCGCGTAAACGCGTGTATCGCGCGGTGCATCCCGCCGCCTGGACCCAGGTCCAGGCGCAGGCGTTCGGTCCCGCGTGGCCCGATGGGCATGGCCCCGTGGCGCGCTTTGACAGCGTGCGGGAGGCCGGCGAATGGGCGCGCTCGCACGGCGCCGGGGCGGATCGATGTGACGTGACCCAGGCGGATGGGGGTCTCGTGGCACGCTGGACACGTGACCCAAACGACCCTGGGACACGCTGGCATCGTGTCCGGGACTGACCAAACGGGACAAAGTGGGACAGAAACGCCGCCTCCGGGCGGCGTTTTTCTGTCCCATGGGCACACCTGGGACAGGCTTGGGACAGGTTTAGGACACGTGGGACAGGCGCCAGCGTGTCCAGCTTGTCCCATAGCGTTGTCCCGCGCGTGTCCCAAACGCCGCGCGCTGTCCCGCGCCGGGGCCTCGACCAGCCTATGCCCAACCGCGAAAACCCTTATGGTTAAAGCCCAACCGCGTAATTCGGTTACGCAAACGTATGTACCAGATACCAAATAACTTCCAACTTTAGCGCGAGAGCAGAGGGGGCAAACATAAATGAATTTTCATTTAGTTTTGTTCTCGCGCGTAGAAGTACTGAGATTATATGGTATCTGGTACATACGTATTCGCAACCACAACCTGTTACGTCTGAGCCTTTGGGACCACAACCTGTTACGTCTGAGCCTTTAGGCTTTTGGGTATGTACTCATCGCGCGCACGCGCGAGGACACCCCGGCGTCAGGGTCAGTCAGGCACGACGGTTCGCCGTCAGCCAGTCCGTGAGTTCCCGCTCGCTCATGGCGCTGAACACCCGGTCCCCGGGCTTCGCCCACAGACGCCGCATGGGTCCGCCCGGCATCGGGACCGTCTGACCGCCGTTCAATCTCGCGCACCCCAGCGCGTTCAGGATACGCCCCACCGCCGTGATCCCTGGCGCCGGGGTCCAGCGCGACAGTCCTTCACCACCGGTCCGCGCGGCGTCCTCGATCCGCGCCATCACGTCCGAAGCGGTAAACGCATCCGGCAGCGTGAGAGGATCGGGCGTTACCCGTTTCAGCAGTTCCTCGACCCAGATATGGATGTCGCCACGGCTCAGGTCGATCAGGCGTGCCTTTTCCGGCGTCATGGGTGCGTGGCCCAGGACCCGCGTGAGCATGGTGTTCGGGTCCCAGCGCCGGATCAGCCATTCCCCCACCGCGAACACATTGGCTGTTCCGCCCCAGGGGCTGGACTGGTCGTACCACGCCACGAGGTCCTGGTAATCCGCCGGGTCCCAGCCCGGGTCCCGCGCCTCGATCACCCAGATGCGTCGATCATCCGGGGGTAAACTCATGGGCTTGTCCTCGTTCGAGGTCATGACCAGGACGAACACGTTCCGGACCTGCGTGGGCTTCTGGTATTTCTCATTGAGCCTGACCAACGGTTTGCCTGGATCGCAGAGCGCCTTGATCCGCTGGTATTGGTCATGATCCGTCGTGGTGCCGCGTGTTGTCCGACGGACCTCGGGCAGGACCACGAGGCGGCGTTTCAGCCAGTCGGTGAAAGTCCCGTTGAGATCGCCCTGGTCGATCTGCAGCGCCCGGTCGCCCAGGGTCCTGATGACGGGCACGAGGATGATTTCCTTGCCCACGCCCTGCGCGCCCGTCGTCAGCGATATGTGCCCGGGCTTGATGTCCACCGCCGCCAGGATCATGGCCTGGTAGTTGAGCCAGTGCCGGGCGGTCGCCGCGTCGAACAGTTTCCGGACCAGTTCAGCCCAGGGGGAGTTTTTCACCAGGACCGCCAGGTCGGCGTCCGGGACCTGGATCAGGGGCCGGGGAACATCCACCCACGCGTTCAGGAAGCTGGCCCGTCTGCCTTCCAGTAAATCACTGAACAGTTCACCGCGCCCGGGCCACCACGTCCTCGTGTCCACCAGCCGGTGCCTCGGACTGCCTCTGTACCACCGAGCCGGCGACACCGGGTTACCCCTGGCATCCGGCGGCAGCACGTTCAGGTCCCGCAGTTCAGGCAGCCAAAGCGTGTTAAACGCGCTGTCACCCATGGTGCTGCCAGTCCGCAGGCTGACAAAACGATCCTCCTGGACGTGCAGCACGGTCTCCGCCCAGAACCGTCTTACCACGTCAGGTTCCGGCGTCGCCGCGACGGGGCTGGGAGGCACCCTGGACGGGTCCACGGCGTCGAACCTCCCGGTGGCCGGCTCCAGGTCCTGGAGCCCCACGAGGCTCCCGCTGTCGGCCCGCAACAGCTCATCCACGCGGGCTCTGACCTCGGCGGGTCCCTTGCCGTCACAGTGCCCGTGCCAGCACTTGAAGCCCCCACCGCGAAAGTAAACCGTGCCGGTATCCACCGCGCCCGACGGCGTGTGATCCTCCACCCACGGGCAGATCACATCCCAGCCGACGCCCCCGGCCAGGGTGCGTGAGCTGGATTTTATCCTTCCCAGCCGCCAGAGGCCGCGCGCCACCGGGTCCGTCACCGTGCCGGGACCGGAACCGGGTCCTGGGTCCAGGACCAGTCCTGGGTCTCCGCCGGGATCGCCAGCTCCAGGCGCCGTCCCACCAGAAGAAATCTTATCCTCGGGCAAGGGGAGTTTGGCCTCGGCCACCGCCGGGTCCAGATCGCGCCCCGGGTCAAAAGGAAGGGGCACACAGGCCCAACCGCGCGGCCCCAGGTTGAGTTCGGGTTTGGTGTTCGTGCCCTCGGGGAGCCGCATGACACGGGTCACGCCTTCCATGCCCGGGTCCTTGCCCCCGGCGAGGCCCACCACCACGCGCTTGATCAGCCGCGAGGCCCGTGTCAGGTCGGTCACCCGGGGCGCCAGCCGGTAGCCCCAGTGTTCGCTGCCCGGCGAGGTCTCGATGCGATAGGTGGGCTCACCCAGGGTCGCCCTGAGCCGGTCGGGGCTCACCTTGGTCCCCACGTCGTCCACCGCCAGGACGCAGAGCGCCAGGAAGTTTTCCTTGCGCCGCAGCACGGGCCGGTCGAACAGGCTCACGGCGTAGTAGTTATTCGCTCTGGGATCGTAATGTTTAAGTATGCCGCTCCCGGCGCGCTGCGCCGGCCAGGGCACCCCGGGTCCCAGGACCGGGACCGAGACCACCGTGGCGCCCTCCCAGTCGTTACCGAACAACATCTTCAGGAATTTCTGGTTGGTGTCGGTCGGGACGTGTTTGCTCATGGGGGAAACCAGCCCCTCGCCGGGGCCGTCCTCTGTCCGGGTTGATGGGGTGGGCATGGGTATGGGCACGAAAGGGGGACCGAGCCTGTCCTGGCGCGCCATGCGTGTCAACGTAAACCCAGGTGTCACAACACCTTGCTTGATTTTGGTCCGTCGGATCGCTACATGCGCGGAACTGTCCGGTTGGATGGTGTGACGCACGAAATGGGCCGGGGGGCAGGGGTGCGCCCCGGCCCGGCCTTCGTCAGGCGCTGACGGCTCCCGGCACCAGCCCCATGTCCAGTAGCAGCCTGACCAGCGCGCTTCCCTTGTCGTAAGTCAAATCCGCCGCGCGCACCCACACCGCCATGGTGCCGTCGGCGTTGGCCTGCATCCCGAAAACCCCACTCACACCTGGACCCGCCCCGTGCGAGGCCCTGGAGGGGGTCTGGACGGCGTGACCATTTGGGTGGGCCTCCCTGGCCTCCAGCAGCATGACCGCCCTCTGGGCCGGTCCTGGCTTCTCCTGGCGGGTGGATTTCTTCGCGGCCTTCCCTCCAGGCGCCACCAGCCGGGCGGGGTCCAGGTCGAGCAGCCGGCCCAGCTGGCTCGCTACCCTGGGGGTCATCTTCGTCTTGCCGTTCCGGTAGTTGGAGACCGTGCCGCCGCTCACGCCCAGTTTTTCGGCGGCATCGATGGTGCTCATGCCTTTCGCCGCCATGGCCATGGTCAGGACTTTACCCATCGGCTGGAGTTCCGGTTTGCGGTGCATGGTGGTCATGGGAACACCCTCGTTTCATTGACGTGATGGTCCCGCGACCGCCGCGCGCGAGATTTGGCCGGGGTTTTGGTCACGCTGTTACGCTTGCGTTCAAACGTGTCGTTACGCGCCCGCACGTTGGGCGGCGTGCGCTTCGCGACCACCCTGTACCAGGCGTCGCGGATCGCCGCCGAGCGGGATTTGAAGGGTCCGCCCTCGCGGGGACCCTCGGCCCAGTAAAACCCGGTGAACACCCGGGGCTCGTCCTTGTCGCGGGTCTCGGCCCATAACTTCGCGGCCATCCCGGAGACGTAGAAAACACGCACATGCGCGTCCTCCACGTCCTCGAAGATACTATTCGGCAGCCATGCCATGAGGGATTTCCTTGTCCTGCTGGATGGATACGGGCGCTGACGCGGGCCGGTTGTAGCGTTCCAGGTTTTCCCGGGCCATCGCCGTGGTGTGATGGTTGTAGGTCCGGTCCACCGTGGCGATACTGTCGGCCAGGATGTAGGCGACCGTCGCCAGCGGCACGCCCCGGGTCAATGCCAGCGTGGCCCAGGTATGGCGCGCGACGTGCGGCGTGAACCGGGGCAGGCCGACCGACGTGGTGAGCGCCGTGAAGTCCGCCCGGTTCAGTCCGCGCGGAAATACCAGGCCGGTGCCCCCGACATTCCTGGCGGCCCTGGCCATGACCCGCAGGAGCCGGTCGGTCATGGGCAGGCTGGGGCAGCGACGCTTGTTGCGGGGCTGGTAATGGGGGTCCACGAAGTCGATGCTTTCCTGTCCGGGTTTCAGGTTCACCCGCTCCCAGGTCAACCCCAGGATGGCTTCCCGGCGTTGACCGCTGTCCAGGGCGAGGCATGTGAACAGACAGGTGCGCCGGGATATCCTGGTGTCACCCCGCTCGCCCCATGCCACGGCGGCGTCGAACAGCCGCGTGTTGTCCTCGGCGCTGAGCGCGTAGATGCGTTGCCTCGGGACCGCCGGCAGCGCGTAACGCGGCACCGCGTCACGCGAGATCACCTTGCATTCCGCCGCGTGCCGCAGCACGGTCAGCGCCAGTTCCAGCCAGTGCCGGATGGAGCCCTGGCTGAAGCCGCGTCGTTTCGCCCAGGCATGGAACGCCGCCAGTCGCGCGGCGTCGATCTGGTCCACCGGATCGGGACCCAGGTTTTCGCGCAACCGTGGCATCGAGCGGTCCTGGCTGTCGCTCAGGCGTCGGGGTTTTGTGTCAGACAAATAACGGTCTATCGCCGCGTTGAACGTGGGCACCGGGGCGGGCGGCCCGCTCTGGCCCTGAATGGCGCGCATGTCCTTTATGTAGTCCTGACCCCATATTTTCAGTTCGTGCCATGCTTCCGTCTTGTCGCGCGTCCGTGTCGATACGACCGCCGTGCGATACTTCCGGGCTGCGCCGGGGCGGAGTTCGGTGAAGTGGATATACCAGTACTGGTTGGCGTGTTGTTGGAGCTGGGCGGTCCTGACCGTCCAGTCGATGGGGTCCTCGCCCGGTCGGCGGCGGTGGTGATTGTTGTCGATCTGAGCCAATTCTCAATATCCTCGCGTAATATCAGCACGGGCCGTCCGGGCAGGTACGGGAGCTTCCCGGAGCGGCGCAGCTTCTGGACCTTGGAGAGCCCACACCGCAGCAGCTTCGCCGCCTCGATCTGGGTGAGCAGTTCGAACGCCATCACGCCTTCGGATGATCGGGCTTCGCTTCCGGCGCGGGTTCCGGTCTGTCGGTGACCGGCGGGGAGCGTTCCGCCGCGATACGCCGGACCGCGTCGAGCAGGGTGAACGCGGTCGCCTCGTCCAGTACCTGGTCGAAGCGAAACCTGACCTTGCCGGGCCGGATGACCTCGAACACCAGGATGCCGGCGCCGCCGTTGTGGTTATTGCCGTCATCGCCGCGCCGGGAGGCATGGTTCTGGCCTCCAGGGTTGTCACCGCCGCGTGCCTGTCGCGCTGCGATTGTGTCGGGACGCGGCGGCGCCGTCTGGCCTGATTTGCTTGTATCGATGGCCAGCTGGGCGGGTGTCAGGTCCAGGACCTCGCACAGCCGGACGATGTTCGCTTCGCTGGGATGCACCTGGCCGGAAAGGTATCCCGTCATCCGGTCGCGGCCCTTGGCCACGGAATTACCCTGGGCGTTGAGCTTTTCGCCCCACAGCGCGCGGGCCACGTCGGACGCGGTCATGTTCTTCTTGATCATGCCCCGGATCAGGTTCTCCCGGAACCATTCCAGGTCGGGGCGCGCGGGGGTCAACGCGGGCTCCACGCCGGGCCGGCCATGGCTGCGGCGTGGCGGGGTCAGAGTGGGATCGGGCACCCAGTCCTCCGGGACTTCCGGGAACCTGAAGACGGGGATTTCGGTATCGTCGGGACCACGTGGTGGTCTGGTGAGCGTGGAGATTGCCATCCGTGTTAACCTTTTAAGCAGTTGAGCGGTTGAGCGGTTGAGCGGTTCATGGGGTCACGACTCGATGCGAACCGGGACCGAAACCACCAAACACCCACGCCGACAGGTTTGTCAACAACACATTGTTGTTTTACGCGGACAAAATGCGGACATTACAGACTGTTGCGCGTGAACCCTCCAGGGACTACAACTCAGGGATGATTACCCTGGACACACCCTGGATTTTCCGGACGGTGGGCGGCCCCCTGGCGTTGCTCACGTTGTTACGGCGGCATCATCCCGGCGTGTCGCTGGCCTATCCCACGGTGCAGATGTGGCACTCAAGAGGCCGGATATCCGCCGCGTGGCAGGCCGCGACGGTGTACGCCCTGACCCGTGAAGGGTATGACCTGGCCATGCTGTTCACCGCCGATGACGCCACGATGTTCGCGGTTCCGCCGGAGGCTCCGTCATATGCGTGTTCTGGGTATTGATCCCGGCCTGACCGGCGCCCTGGCGCTGATCGAGACCAGCCTGGACGCGCTGGTGATCCGGGACATGCCCGTGGCCCGGTCCGGCACGGGCACGCGTCAGGAGATCGTGCCGGTCCTGTTGGCCGAGATGATCCGCGCCCTGGACCCGGACGTGGCGTTCCTGGAGCGGGTCAACGCCATGCCCAAACAGGGCGTGAGTTCGGTGTTCACGTTCGGCCAGGGCTACGGCATGATCCGGGGCGTGCTGGCGGCGCTGCTCGTGCCCGTCGAGCTGGTCACGCCGGGGCACTGGAAGCGTATCATGCGTCTGGACAAGGACAAGTCCCGGGCCAGGGCCGTGGCGATGAACCTGTTTCCGCGCGACGCCAAGATGTTCCAACGGGTGAAGGACCACGACCGGGCCGAGGCGGCGCTTCTGGCGTGGTTGGGTTTACGCATGGTGGCGGGGGAAAATAAAACAACGAAACCGGGTTGACACGGGCCATGCCCCTGGACAATGTTGTCCGACAGATAACCGCCGCCGTATCGCTTCTCCGCTGTCCCACCTGGAAGGCGCGCCATGCCCGCCCCGGCGAGCTTGCTTCGGCTGAGTTTACTTCGGCACGTCGCGCGGCCCTACCAGCTCGCGGGTGCCCGGTTCGTGTATGATGTCTGGTCCCGGTCCTGGGACAACAAGACGGGGGTAAAACCCCATCGCGCGGCCATGTTGGCCGATGACCCTGGTCTGGGTAAGACCCTCCAAACCTTGATCCTGATCGCCGCGTTGAACATGAAGCGCGTGCTCGTCGTGGGTCCCGCCATCGCCCGGGTCGCCTGGGCCGTGGAGATCGCCAAACACTGGCCGGCGCTCCAGGATCACCTGCGCGTGCCCTTGTTCCGGCAGCGCCCCGGGCTCTGGGTCGAGACCCTGGATGATCTGGTCCTGGTGCTGAGCTACGATGTCTTTTCCCAGCCCGGCACGCTCACGACATGGGCGCCCGCGCTCCGGGCGCGGCGCTGGGACCTCCTGGTCCTGGACGAATGTCACTATCTCAAGGCCGACAGCAACCGGACTCGTGCCCTGTATGGCGGCGTGTCCGGCAAGACGGGTCTCCAGGCGGCGGCGGACCGGGTGTTGCTGTTGTCGGGCACGCCCTGCCCCAACCATGCCGGCGAGCTGTTCCCGCACTACAATACGTTCTGGCGGGATTTGCTCACCCACGAGGGTAAACCCCTGGGCCAGACCGATTTCGAGGAACGCTACACCCGATACACCGATGGCCCCTGGGGCCGGGCCATCCACGGGTCCCGCGAGCAGGACCGGCTCAGGACCGCCCTGGCTCCCGTCATACTCCGGCGCCGCCGTGAGGATGTGCTGCCCGAGCTGCCACCCCTCCAGCTCCAGGACGTGCCCCTGACCGCCGGGGGGCCGATCATCGAGAGCACCATCCCGGCGGTCCGCGAGATCACCGAGGCGTTGCGAGCGGTGCCGGTGAACGCCCTGGTCGCCCGGCTTGGCGGGGTCGTGACGGATGACAGCCTGAACACGCTGCGCCGGCTGCTGGGTGAGACCAAGGCCGGTGTCGCCGCCGAGTGGGTGCGCGAACGGTTGGGCCTGGGGGTGGATAAGATTTTGGTGTTCGCGTGGCATACCAGCGTGATCGCGAAGCTGGCCGAGCTGCTGGCGGATTTCGGCCCCGTGACGATCACGGGGGCTACCAGTTCCGCCGCGCGCTCCGCCGCCGTGCATCAATTCCAGAATGATCCCCGGGTCCGGGTGTTCATCGGCCAGACCCGCGCCGCTGGGTCCGCCATCACGCTGACCAAAGCCACCGAGGTCGCCATCGTGGAACCCAGCTGGGTCCCGGGCGAGAACGACCAGGCCATCGCCCGGGCGTGGCGCCTGGGCCAGACCCGGCCCGTGCTGGTGAGTTTTCTTTACGTGCCCGGATCGTTGGACCAGCGCATCATGCTGGCGTTCCGCCGCAAGGCCCAGGAGTTGATGACGTTATACGTGAAGAATGAACCGTCCAAGGTCATAGCAACAGGGAAGCAAGATCATGCCGTTGTCATTGAGCGCACCGCCGCCGTCACTCAAGTTGATCATTGAACTCCATCCCCGGAACGCCGAGCAACTGGCCGACATCGCGGACGTGTTGACCGAGGTCCTGAAATTCGGCCAGGAACATGGCATTCCCGCGACCGTGGCCTCCGCCGGCACCACTGACGGCGACGCGGTGGACGCCCTGCTGCCGCCAGCGGGAGGCGCCACGCCGCCCCCGGCGCCGTCGCCGGAACCAACCGCCGCCACGGGTCCCAAACGGGTCCGGGACCGCACCGCCGAGCGTCGTGCCAAACGCGAGCGCGAGGCCGCTGAAGCCGCCGCCGCCGCTGGCAACCCCAAGGGCAATGGTCAGGCGGCGGACCCCGCCGAGCCTGACGATGCCGATCCGTTCGGGGACCTGGACGCGGGGTTCCTGCCGCCCGGCTCGCCCGAGCCCGCCGCCGCCGCGACCAAACCCCCGGTCAACCCCATCCTGGCCAAGGTCCGTACCGAACAGGGCGCCATGGACGCGGCGCTCACCATCCTGCGCTGCGTCTACGACAGCCCGGACGGCGCCAAACACGTGAAGGAACTTCAGAAAGCCCACAAAGTCGCGAAATTCACCGACGTGCCCCTGGACGCCGCGCCCGTGCTGTTCAAGACCGCGTTCGCCCTGGCCGATAAACTGGGTGTCGCGCTGCCGTCGGGGCTCTGACGGCCATGGACGGCATGAACCTGGACCCGCTGATGGCGCCGCTGCCGGCGCACTCGGAACTGGGCGCCTCCAGCATGGAGCGGTGGTCGCACTGTCCTGGGAGCTTCGCCCTGTCTCGCCGGGAACGCCATCGCCTGCCCACGATCCACGCCGCCACGGGCACCGTCGCGCACGATCTGGTGGAGCGAACTCTTATCGAGGCGGACCCGCTGAGCGCGCTCCAGTCCGCCGTGGGGCGCGAGTACACCGTGGACGGGCATGTGGTTCCGGTGGACGCGGCGATGACCGACGGCGTGGCGTTGATGCTGACCTACGTGCGTGGCCGGGTCCAGCAACTGGGCGTCGCGCCCCTGGTCGAACAAATCGTGTTCGTGGATGGTTATTTTCCACCCGAGGCGCCGCCGCCCGTCCGCATGTTCGGGCGCGCCGACTGCCAGTTCCGCACGCCGGATTTGCTGGAGATCGTGGATTATAAGAACGGCTCCGGGGTCCTGGTGAACGTCACCGACAACCCGCAGTTGCTGTACTACGCGGCGGGGGCGCTGTGGGCCTCGCGCCAGGTGGGCGTGCGGCCCTTGCATGTCAAACTCACCGTCGTGCAGCCCAACGCCCGGAGCCAGGAGAAAATCAGGAGTTATGACCTGACGGCATTGGATGTACTCATGTGGGTGGCGGAGACCCTGATCCCGGCGGTGCGCGCCTGCGAGGACCCCGACGCCACTTACAACCCCGGGTCCTGGTGCGGTTTCTGCCCGGTCGCCCATGCCTGCCCGGCCTTGCTGAGCAAAGCTCAGGAGGCGGCGAAGACGCAGTTCGATGACAGCGCCGAGGGCGCCACGCTGGCCAACAACCTGGCGCTGGCCGAGCACGTCGAGTTGTGGGTCACGGCGCTGCGCGGCTTCGCCCTGGAACGTGCCGGGCAGGGTCTGCATATCCCGGGCTGGGGTGTCGTGCCGACCCGGCCCCGGCGCGTGTGGACCGATCCCGACGCGGTTGCGCGGTTACTTCAGGGAGCCGGGATAACCCCATTTAAGTCCGAAATGAAATCGCCGGCCCAGATCGAGAAATCGTTGGTCCGCGCGCTCTGGGAACAGGTTAGCCCCTTCGTGGAAAGCCGGTCCGGCGGTGTGAAGATCGCCCGGACCGGTCCTGGTGACGGGTCTGACCAGTTGGGTGTCTGGCCGGAGGACCCGGCATGAACGACGATGAAAAACTGGGTGACGAACTGGGCCGGGTCCAGGAAATCCTGGCCGATGCCGAGACCACGACACGCCTTTCCGACTGGGAACAAAACTTCCTGGATACGCTGCGCGAACGGGTCCTGAAGTATGGTGACAGCACGCTCGTCACACCCAAACAATGGACCGTGATCAGACGCATCGAGGAAAAACTATACCAGTAGCCTGTTGAACCGCCACGCCGCTTAACCGTTCTGTCCCTGAAACAATGGAGTTTCCCCATGTCCGTACGCACGCCCATCGGCCTGTTGTCTTACCCGCACGTGTTCGTCGCCCGTCCGGCGGCACCTGGAGCCGAGCCCCGGTTCTCCTGCGCCCTGCTGTTCGACAAGGCCGCCCAGTCCGATCCGGCTTTCATGGACCTGCGTAAGTCCGTCGCCGTCGCCATCGATGACTTCTTCGGCGCCGGTAAATCCCGGGACCGCGAGTTCGTCGCCGGTATCCGCTCGCCCTTCCGGCGGACCCAGGGCAAGAAAGCCAAGGGCTACGCCGAGATGGTGGACGGCGTGTTCATCCAGCCCTGGTCGAAGGACCGGCCCGGCGTGGTGGACGCGAGGCTTCAGGAAATCACGGTGCCCGCCGATGTCTGGCCCGGGCAGATGGCCCGCGCCACCGTGCGCGCCTTCGGTTATGACGTGAGCGGCAACAAAGGCGTGAGCTTCAACCTCAATAATCTGCAGATTTGCCGGACCGATGGCCCCCGGCTGGATGACCGCCGCAAGGCCGAGGACGAGTTCGACGTGTACGGCGACGCGCTGGTTGGCGCGGGCGCGGGTGGCATGGACGATGACGAGCCGCCGTTCTTCGCGACCTGGGAGCCCCCCGGGGGGTTATTGGAGCTGGTCCGGTGAGGCCGGGGCGGATCGGCCCGGAGTACGGCTTGCTGGCTGTCCTGGCGTCGTTCCTGATCGTCGTGCTGGCGTTGCTCGCGCTGTTCCATGCCTGGGTGACACTGCCATGAGCGGCGGCGCGGGACGTAATCCAAACAGTTGGGCCAATCTCAAAGCCGGCACCGTCGGACCCGCCACGCGGGCGAAATGGATAGCCCCGAAACGGGTCCCGGTGCTGGTCAGGCTGTTCACCAAGGAACGCCTGACGACGTACCAGCTGGCGGAACGCTTCGGCGTGAGCCGGTGCGCCATCGCCGGGATGCTCTGGCGCGCGGGGGCGAGAAAACAATGAGCGAAGCCCTGGGCGCCCCCGCCCGGCCCAGGACAAGGGACGAGTTCCTGGCCGAGTTCCTGCACCTGGGTCGGATGATCGATAATCTTCTGGTGGCGCACCATGGCCTGCGCCACTCCCTGGCGGCGGATCATCTGCCGTTCGACGCCGAGCTGGGCCAGGCCATGGCGCATTACGGTCCCGGGTCGGTCCTGTTCCATCTCTGGAATGAATGCCGCTGCGTCGAGGAATTGCGTTTGGCCTGGACCGGCAAGCCCACGCCAGGATCGGAGATCGCGAAATGAAAAACCGTAAACAGCCAATCCCACGACACGCTAAAAAATCCGTTGCGCGGGAAGGAAGCGCGATGGCGAAACCAGCGGTCCAGCCAGTCGAGCTTATGTCGGCCATGCTGAAGCTGATCGCTTTGTTGAAAGTGTATATGCCCGCCCGGGAAAGCGCGCCGTTAGTGACCGCTTTGGCGGGTTGTGTTCCTTTATTCCTCAAGGAGTGTTTCCGGACCTTCGGTATACCCATGGAGTATGAGAAATGGCGTGAAGGATTTGATAACGAAACACCGCCTCCAGGGATCGGGTACGAAATGTTCACGATACTCGGGCAAGCCTGGAGCAATCCTGATTACCCGGAGAAAACAGGCGCGTACTGGCCACCACCAAGAATGAATGCCCACGAGGCACGGCGATGGCCGGAACAGATTTTCGTATTAAGTCAGTACAAAACCCTGACAGATGATCCATTTGAGTGGACGGTATGCCGGGACATCATTAACTGCATGGAACGTTGTTACACGCAACGATTACGTGCTGGGTCGCAGCGTCCGGAACCCAGGCCACGGCACTGATCCGTGTCCAGGACCCGCGTTGTCCTGGACCTGGAGACCGCCTCGCTGGCTGATCTGCGCCTCACGGGGGCGCACCTCTACGCTTACGATCCCTCCACGCGCGTAACGGTTTTATGTTACGCCATCGGCGCGGGACCCGTGCGCTCCTGGACCGGCGGTCCGTGTCCGCGTGATCTGCATGACGCGATCCAACAGGGTTGCGCGGTGGTCGCGCATAATTACCTTTTCGAGTTGAATATCTGGGCGGCGGTCCTGGTGCGGCTGGGCTTCCCGCCCATAAGGACCGGCCAGTGGTCCTGCACCATGGCGCGGGCTTTGGTTTCGGGCCTGCCGGCAAGTCTTGATTTATGCGGCGTGGCGCTGAACCTGCCCATACAGAAAGACAAATCCGCGCATGGTTTGATGCTCAGGTTCGCCCGGCCCCGAAGCCTGACACCCCTGACGTGGTGGCATGAGACCGATCCCGCGCGCTTCGCCCAGCTGGTGGCATACTGTGCCCGCGACGTGGAGACCGAACGGCTGGTCGATCAGCGGGTCCCGGAGCTGAGCCCCCGCGAGTATGAAATCTTCCTGGCCGATCACGAGATCAATCAGCGCGGGTTGCGGGTGAACCTGGGCCTCGTCAACCAGATGAAAGCCCTGGCCGAGACCGAGAAAGCCCGGATCAACGCCCGGCTCAACCAGCTCACCAATGGCCGCGTCACTTCCGCCGCCCAGGTAGCCCGTCTGGTGGCGTGGCTGGAGGCCAACCAGATCGCCGTGCCCACCCTGGACAAGGGCGACGGCACGCCTCCCAGGCCCACCCTGGGCCGGGGCGCCGTCGAGGGGCTGATCCTCCAGGGCAGCCTCCCCGGCCACGTGGAGGCCGTCCTGCGCTGCCGGCGCGATGCCTCCCGATCCTCCACGGCGAAGCTCAACACGGTGCTGGCTTCCGTGGGGGTGGGAGACCGGTTGCGGGGCACCACCCAGTATTACGGCGCCAACCGCACGGGGCGCTGGGCCGGGCGACGGTTCCAGCCGCAGAACCTGCCAAGGGGGACGATCAAGGATATCCCCGCCGCCGTGGGTTTGATCGAACGCGGCGCCTCCGCTGAGGACCTGGAGTTGCTTTTCGAGGACAGCCCCATGGGGGTCCTGGCCAGCTCGCTGAGATCGGTCATCGAGGCGGCGCCGGGGAAGCTCCTGGTGAGCTGCGACCTCTCCCAGATCGAGGCCCGGGTCCTGGTCTGGCTCGCCGGCCAGGACGACATGGTGGATATCTTCCGGCGCGGCGAGGATGTCTACACCTATACCGCCGGGAGACTTGGTTCCGACAACCGCCAGTTCGGCAAGGTGCTGGTGCTGGCCACGGGTTTCGGCATGGGGCCGGGGCGGTTCCAGGCCACCGCGCTGAACTATGGCGTGGCCCTGAGCCTGCCGGAGGCCGAGGCCGCCGTGATGGGCTGGCGGAGCCTGAACAGCCGGGTGGTGGATTACTGGTGGGCGTTGCACCGGGCGGCGATGCGGGTGGTCCGGGGACCCGCCGGGAGCCGCGAGACCGTGGGGTGCGTTACCTTCGCCCGGGGCCGTGACAGCCTGGACGTGATCCTGCCGAGCGGTCGGGCCTTGATCTATCGGGACGCGAAGATCGTCGCGCATCCGGAGCACGGCCACCCGGAACTGGTCTACCGTTCCGTCGAGATGGGGCGCTGGTCCTGGGCGCGTTCCTGGCCGGGTAAACTCACCGAGAACGTGGTCCAGGCCATCGCCCGCGATGTCATGGCCGAAGCCCTGATCCTGGCGCGTCGTCGCAAGGTCCCGCTGATCGCCACGGTGCATGACGAGCTGGTCGCGGAGGTCGAGGAAGCCCGCGCGCCGGACCTGAAGGTCTGGATGCTCTGGGCGATGAACCGGTCCCTGAACTGGGCGCCCGGACTGCCCGTCGCCGCCGCCGCGACCATCGGGCGGCGTTACCGAAAGGACGCCTGAGCCCCGGGACACGGCGGGACAGGAATTTTCAGCACTATTTTCAGCACAAACGCCTGGACCCGCGCGGGGCCTGAACTTCGCGCGATCCCGTTGCGCGATCAAAGCAAAAAATCCTCAAATTTGGCGCGAAACATCACCGGATACGCAGAATAAACCCCAGCAAACAACCGGAAAACACAAGATCAACCCATTGAAATCAGGCTTAAATCGTTGATTTCATTTACGCGGCGAACAATGAAACCCGACTTCGTCACGAAATCCTGGCGAACTGGTTTATTGCGCTGTAACATGTTGAAGTTATTATTTATTCCTTGTCCCGTCGAGTTTGTCTTTGTCCTGATTTTCAACACTGATTTGGTAGTGGAATATAATTCCATTGATTTCATTGGATAATTTCGTTGTTGTCCCAGGTTTCGAGACCAGCAAGGCCCCCTGGGGTAAAGTCACGGCGGCACACCCTGGGAGCGATACATCTGGCCCTGTTTGAGCAGGCCGCCGAGACCCCCCGCCGCCGCCAGCCCGCCGATCCCCACCTTGAGCGAGGTGGGCGCGATCTTCATGAGCGGCATGAGCACGTCGTCCAGCAATCCCACGGCGAGGTTGGTGACGCCGCCGCCCCCGGCGCCGGGCTTGCCGTCGCTTTCGGCTTGTTGTTCCAGGTCGGTCATCGGGAGGTCCGTGTTGGTCAGGCCGGTGTCGGCCATGTCTTCTTCCCCGGCTTTGGGGAGTTTGGTCCCACGCTCCCCTGCCAGGGTGTCCACCAGCCCGCGTGTCGCGGTGGCCGACGTGCCCAGGATCGAACTCGCCGTGATCAGCGCCGCCAGGGGTCCGCCCTCGGGGACCCGTTCGGCCAGCCAGACCAGGCCGGTGAGCGCGCCGGGCTTCGCCACCAGCTGGGTGAGCGCGTAGAGCGCGTTATAGTTCTCGGTGTTGGTCCCCGGGGTCGGTGCTGAACCGAACACGCCTTCCAGCCCCTTGATCACGTCGATCACGTAACGCACGTCGGATGACAAATAAGGCCCCTGAGTGAGCGCCGCCACGTCGGCGTGATAGCGTATCCCGGCGGCGGCCTGGTTGACTATGTCCAGGGGTCCGGCCAGCCCGGATTGCGAGATCGTGGCGCCCAGCAGCCAGTCGGGCAGATCGCCCTTTTCTTCGTGGTCGCGCCATGTCTGATGGCTCAGCAAATAGGTCCTGGCGGCATACATGAGCCCGGTCCCGGCGAGCAGCGCCATCGCTCCCGTGGTGGCGTTGGCCCAGGCGCCGAACCGCGCCACCTCGGCCTGGAACCGGGCTTCGTTATGAGTGCCGCCCGCCGCCAGGGTGCGGTCATACTGGCGCTGGCGGTTGTAGGCGGCGCGGTGCAGCATGGGCTCCATGACGTGGCGCCAGAATGCGTACGGGAAGGCGGTGAGCTGCGTCATCATGTTCAGCCAGGGGGACTTGAGGCTGCCCAGGGGCTTCTCGGCGGCGGTCGGGTCCTGGTTGAACCGGTCCAGCATCCGGTTGGCGGCCAGCTCGTAGAGTTCGCCCGTTGGGTCCTGGGCGATCCTGGCACGGCTGGGCATGTCCTGGAACTGGTCCAGCCACTGCCTGAGTTCGGGTATCCTGGCGTCCGGCACGCCCCATTCCCGGAGCATCCCCCTGGCATCGTCCTGGCGGTTGAGCTGGCCCCTGGTGGTCGCCGGATCGGTCGCCAGATGCGTGAGCAATTTGATGTGTTCGGTGCCGGCGCCCAGGGTCGCCGCGCGGATGTTGCGGATCGCCGGGCTCAGCGCCAACTCGAAAAACCCGTTCATCAGGTTGGCGATGCGGGGGGTCCCGGCATAATCACTGAACCGGCCCGCCGACGCGGCGCCCTGGAGCCGGCTGGAGACCCCGCCCATGGCGCGGAGTGTCGCCATGCGCTCGGCGCCCGACGCGGAGCCCACGAACTGCCCGAACAGGTTGGTGAAGGTCTTGTACATCATCCGGGGCGAACCACGGTTGAGCAGGGTGGCGAAGGGCTCGCCCAGCGCCGAGATCGACGCTCCTGGCAGCGACCGGAGCGCGCCCATGGCGCTGATCAGGCCGGTGATGTTGGCGCTGGCGGCGTCCTGGTCCCGTAACGACCGCCCGGTGACCAGCTCCACGATCTTGCGGAAGTTATCTTTTATGTCGCGGTGCGCGCCGTTGTCCTCCATGTGCTGAAGCAAAATCTCCACGGCGTCGCCGTTCTTGCCGAACAGCTCATGGTAAGCGGTCTTGCGGGCGACGCCCTGGAAGTAGTTGGGCAGGCCCACGCGCGGGTTCCGCACAAGGTATTTCCGCATGATCTGGTCGGTTTCGGGCGGCATCGTGCGGCCCTTCAGGAAACTGGACTTCGGCCCAAATGTCTCGAAATTTGAAGGATGCCCCATCGAAATGGTGTTGAGGCGGTTGTCGGCTTCGCGGGCGGCGATGTGGTCGCGGATCGTGGCGCGGTGCTCATCGAACAGGTCCTGGTTGGTCCTGACCAGCGCGTCCCGCTCGGCCCGCAGCGCCGTTGGATTATGCGTGGTCGGGTTGATGGTCCCGCCCGCCGCCAGTTCCTCGTCTATTCTGGCGATGCGACGGAGGTTGCGCCCCATCTGGACCATGGCGTTCCGCGCGTCGGGGTCCAGCCTCGGGTCCTCGCGCACGGTCTGGTCGCTCTCCCGCCACCATTTGCTCAGCCGGGCCGGACTGTCCGCCGCGCCGTCCACGTCCTTGTCGATGATCCGCCGGTTGAGTTCGGTCATGTCTTTGACGAAACCACTTCGGTCGCTCAGGATTTTGAAATCATCCCAGATGCGGGGCGCGTAGCCGCCGCCCTCGGATGCGTGGCCGACATCGATGCCGGCGGCGCGCATCCGCTCGTGCGCGGCGTCCAAAAGGGGCCGAACACGTTCAGCGAATTTCAGCAGGTTGGCGGATATGGGTTTGCTTCCCGCCGCCGGGTTCGCCGGGTCCAGCGGGTAATTTTTCTGCCCCGTCGTCAGGGTGTGCCAGATCATGCTGTCCTGTTCGGGCGTGGTGCTCAACCGGCCCACCCGGTTGACCAGCCCGGCGTCGCGGAACGCGTCCTCGGTCTGGATGATATCCTTGCGCGAATAGTTGCGGACCCGTTCGTCAAACGTCACGGGTTGAGCCCGCTTCACGCCGTGCGAGACCCCGAGTTTATCCATGATCTGCCGGGCGTAAGGCCGCGCCCCGGGCGGCATCTGGGCGATCATCCGCTCCATGTTGCCCATGGCGGAGTTGAATATCTGGCTGACATTGTCGGCGGCGCGTTCCATGCCCGTCTTGGGCCGGGCCACGCCGCCCTTGGTGGCATAGGTCAGGGGCGGTGGCGGACGGCCTTCCGGGTTGAGCAGGGCGTCGTGCTCGGGCGCCAGCAGCCGGGCCGGACGCAAGGCGCCCAGATCGCCTTTGAGGCGCGCCATGAAGCCGGGACCCACGTCGGCGGGCCGTTCGTGCGCGTATGTCAGGGTGTTCGCCGTGGAGGCCCGCTGGGCCGGCGCGTGGCCGTGATTGAGCACCGCCGCGCGCTGCATCTCCAGGTTCAGGTTATCCATGGCGGCGAAGATACGCACCCGGTCGAACGGGTCCGGGTAGGCATCGCGGAGATATTTGATGGTCTGATCGGTGTAAGCCTTGTCGGATTTGACCACGCCCGCCGTGTCCATGCCCTGGAGCGCCATTTTGTGGCCCGTGTAGGCTTCGGCCATGCGGGCGAACAGTTCGTGCACGCTGGCGAAATAGCGTGGGTTTTGCATCCCCTGGGCCTGGCCCACGAAATTGGAGACCGGGATACGCATTCCCCCCGTGGCGCCGGAGTTCAGCCGGTCCAGTTGTTCCCGCGCGGCGATGGCGGCCCGGGTCGGCTGGCCCGCCCGGTTGAGTTGCTGGGCGGTGCGCTCCAGGACCAGCCGGCGTTGCAGTATGGCGCCCGATCCATGGCTCATGGTGTTGAGCACCTGGGCGAAGGCCGCCTGCACCGGATCGGCGTGTGGGTCCAGCGTCCCGGCCCGGCCATTCCATGTGAGCAACGCCTGTTTGTTTGGATTTCTGTTCAGCGTGTCGCTCAGATAGTGGTCGATCCCGTGCCAGAGTTCGTGCGCGAAACTGTTGGAGCCGCCCGATATGCCGATGGTTTTGGGGCCGAAACTGTACTGCCCCATCCAGTGCTCGCCCTGAAAGTTTCGTGGCACCAACTGAAGGTTCAGCCGCCCGTCCAGTGACATGACCTCGGGCGCCCAGCCCATGGCGTGCGCCATGTTTTGCATATTCTGGTGCATGTTGAGCATCTGGTCACGCGTGACGCGAGGCTCGACGCCGGGCGAGACCCTTTCCTTGCCGGATTTGTCCAGATAAACACTGGGCTTTTCCTCGACCTTCACATCGGTGAAGCCGTATTTATCTTTCAGCGCCGTGCTCAGCAGGGAGATTTGTTCCGGCATGGGCTTATTGGCGGCGGTCCTGGGGTCCTCGCCGGTCCCGGCCAGGGCGTCGTGAAACGCCTGGCGATGCAGGCTCACATCGCGTGAGTAGTTATAATCCTCCAGCGTCAGGGGGCGGCCCACTTCGGGCGGCGCCTTGGGCGCCAGCCGGGGCGCGGTGCGAACCCGGGGAGGCAGAGGCTTCTCCGCGCCCGGCGCGGCGGTCTTACGCGCGGCACCTCGGAAGGGTCCAGGACCGCGCTTGCTCAGGTCCTCGGCGGTGCCACCCTCGGCGGGCACATGCACCACGTTGAACTTATCATCGTAGTGGCTGACCTTGGTCTCCCCGCCCTGCCGCGTAGTGTGCGACCTGATGGCGTTGATCGTGCGGAGCTGCGCCGAGGTGTAAGGTTGATCGGCGCGGATGCCTACCTGCTTGCCGTCGTAAACCGTTACCTCGGCGTAATTGTGTTCGGGAAAATCCAGCCGGAAATCCCGGTGTGAATTTTCATAATCGTAACGGCTGTCACCGCCCTGGCGGAACTGATACAGGCGCCCGTCTGGCGCGATCACCGCGCTGGTCATGCCGCCGTAATCGAGGTTTTCCAGCACCATGTCCTTGGGGCTGATCTGGTCCGCCGATGACTTCAGGACCCGCTGGATACGTGCCGGGTCCTCTGGCCCCCCGGTGTCCTGGAGCGGTTGCTTCTCGCTTTCCGCCCATTTGACCAGCCGGTCCCGCCACGTCTCGCCGGCCTTCAGGGGCTCCTTGGAGCCGGTCGAAAGAGCGTCCCGGTAGGCGCTGTCAGGGGCCTTCTCGGCGTCCAGCCGGGCCAGGACATCCGCCGGGCTCCCAGGCGTGGGCGTCGGTTCAGCCGGCGCCGGGATGGGCGCGGGCGTTTCCCCACCCTGGGCAGGCGCGGGGGCCTCCCCAGGGGTTGGTTGTTCTGGTTCGGTTCTCGCTGGAGGCGTTACGGCTCCAGGTTCTGGTCCTGGGACCGGTTCGACGGGTCCTGGTCCTCGGATGACGGGTTCGACTGGCTCGGCTGGCTGAACAATTCCCGCTGCTGGTTCGACTGGTGCCACGGGAACAGTTCCCACTGCTCCGGGTTCTGGTTCTGGTTGGGGTGCGATGGGTCTTGTGACATCGGGTGGTGGTTCCTTGACTGGGGGTTCAGCTGGGATCGGCGTGGGCACGGCTGGAGCCGTCACCGCGACGGGTGGGGGCTCCACTTGGGTCATGGGCGTGACGGGAGGGGGTTCCACCGGAGGCACGACCGGCGGCGGTTCCACGGGCGGCGTGACGGGAGCGGTGGGTGCGACGCCCTCGGGTGGAGGTGTGAACAGCTCCCGCCCGTAGACGCTGCCAGGCGGTTCCACGGGCGCCTCGGGTCCTGACACGACCAGCGGCGGCACGGTCTCGCCCGGGCGACCACCCACGAGCCGCCCGGCGATCCGGGGCGCGTAGTGCATCCCGGCGCCCAGGATGCCACCACCCACGACGTTGGCGGCGGCACCCGCCGCGATTTCCTCGGCGCTCGGGGTGGGCTGGCCGGTGACCGCCGGGGTGATGACGCCCTGTTGCACGGCACCCACGGCGGGACCCGTGACGAGACTGTGCAGCAGCAGGTTGGAGACCTGGGATTTGAATGGTGCCCAGCCGAACAGGGGGGCCGTGGCGCCGGTCAGGGCGCCGCTCGCCGCCGCCGCCGTCCAGGCTTCGGATACCGCGTCGTCATGGTTCAGGCCGCGCGCCCTGGCGTCCTGGTAGGCCGGGATCAGCTCCTGGGCGAAACCGGTGGCGGCACCGCCCGCGACGCCGCCCAGGGCGCCGCCGATGGCCGTGCCGGCGGGGCCTCCCACGGCGGTCCCGGCGGCGCCGCCGCCCATGGCGCCCAGGACCATGCCGGCGATGGTGGGGGCGCCATGCGCCATCCCGTAGCCCACGTTCCCCATGAACGTGCGCTCCACCGGAGGCTGGATGTTTTCATCGGAAAACGCCTGCCCGGTGGCGAGCTGCTTCGCTTCGCGCCCGGCGGCGCCGAAACCCGCCAGCGTGCCGCCGATGAAGCCCTGCTTTTCCGTGGCCGGCGGATCAACCTCCCAGTCGCTCGTGGCGGCGGGGTCTGGCGACGTGGACGACATGGCGGGCGCGGGGGCTGGATCGTCCAGGACCCAGTCGCTCGCCGGGGGCGGCGTGACCAGCGGGGTCGAGGCCGGGGCCGGCGCGTCCAGGACCCAGTCGCTCGCCGCCATCAGGCCAGCCCCTGGGCACGTTTCGCCGCCGCCATGAACATGTCGCCCAGAGTGCCGCCCTGGCTTTGTTGCTGGCCGAGTAGCGCCAGGTCCAACGCCGCCGGCTGGGATGCGGAACCAACCGGCGGCGCCGTCGGTGCCGGGGGATTGACGGCGGGTGCCGTGGGAGGTGCCCCACCCGCCGCCATCGGCGCCGATCCGTGCAGAATGTTGGCGATATACGCCCTTGTTTCGGCGGGCGCCGCCGCGAGGCCCTTGCTCGCGACATTGCCAGGACCCCAGTTATAGGCGGCCAGTGCGTGGCTGTAATCACCCCCGAACTGGTTGAGGTTTTGGCGCACATACTGGGCGGACGCGGGGATCGCCTGGGCCGGGTCCAGCGGGTCGATCCCCAGGCCCCGGGCGGTCGCCGGCATGAACTGAGCGATGCCCGCCGCGCCGCTCGTGGGGTTCACCGCGCGCGGGTTGAGCTGGCTTTCCCGCATGAGCAGGCGCCGGAAGATGTCCGGGTCGATGTTGTATTTCGCCGCCGCCTGAGCGATCAGCTGGTCATATTCGCCGGCCACCGGTCAGGGTCCCGGACCCATGGGCGGATTGGCGGAGGACCTGGGCCGGGCGGGTCTTGGCGCCATGCGCCCTCCCACCCAGCGGCCCGGCGCGCTGAACAGGTCCGCCAGGAGACCGCTGACCGGCGGCGCGGGTCCCTGATCGACGGGCGAAACGGCTTCGGGCGCGTCGGTCGCGGGCGCGGCGGAAGCCAACTGTTGCACGCGCCCGCCGCGCACGACGCCTTTGGCGCCCGTGACCTTGTTCGTCACGGTCTGGCCGTCAACCGCGCCAGGGGGTGCCGCGTCACCCGCCGGGGTCGCGGGTGCCGCCGCCGCCGAACCGGGGCTCGCCGTTGGCATCGCCGGGGGTGGCGCTCCACCCGTCGTCAGGCTCGGCATCCGTGGACCGCCGACGCCCTGGACGATGGGGTTGCCGGCGGCATCCTTGGCGACCCGGCTGAAATCGCCGTGGATTTGCAGCCGCGTCTGATCCTTGCCGGCTTTATCCTTACCCACGCTCACGAGATCGGTGTAGGCGCCGGTCGGGTTGACCCCGATCCGCCGCTTGTCCTGGATCGTGGTCGGCAGGATGCCCTCGCGGCGCATCTGATCCCAGGCTTCGATCCCGGCGGCGCCGGGGTTGGTCCGGTAGGAGGTTCGTTGCAGCGCCGTGGTCAGCTGATCGTGATACGCCTGGGTGGCCGCGTCCGGCATTACCGGAGCGGTGGACGACAAGGGGCTCCACCCGCTGCCCACCGGATACAGCTGGTTAAAGTGGTTCGCCGCCATCACCCGGGACTTTTCCTCGTCCGCCACGCTCACCGGGGTCCTGGATGAGACCCCCGCCGCCGCGTCCTGGGACGCGCCGACGATGGTTTCCGCCAGCGGCTTGTCGCCCGCCTCTCCGGCGGCCTGAGCGCGCGACATGGTCTCGGCGGCGCCAGCGTCGGTGGACATGGGTAGTGGCCTCGCGCCTCCCGCCGTGCCTTGCGGAACCACCACGGGCGCGGCGCCCGGGGTCGGGCTGACCCGGATGTATTGTTCATCCTGCTGGGTCGCCGGACGCCCCATGGCCGGGTTCCGCCGGTAGGCACCCACCGTGGTGCCCTGGAGCTTGCCGTCGGGCGTGATGATGTTCATCGCCTTGGTATCGTCCCGCGCCTGGGCCTCATCGTAGGGGGTTTTCCCGGTCATATCTCGGGTCGGCGTCATGACCGGGGGCGCTGTCGTGTCGCCGGGGACGGAGGACACGACCCTTGGCACGTCACCCGCCGCCGCGCGAGCACTGTCGTAGGCGGTAAATTCTTCGGGATGCGCTTTGACGTAGCCCCGGGTCCTGGGCACCGCGACGGTCTGACCCAGCGGGACCACGTTGATGACCTCCTGGTCCGCCGTGGTCCTGGCTTCCTCGGCGGTCCTGGTGGTGTTCGCGAGCGTGTTCTGGCCCTGCAAAACGGTGTTCGCCAGGGTGTTCCGGTTGTTCATCGCCGTGCGCTGGGTTTCCGATGCCTGGGTCAGCGGCGTGGGGTCGCCCAGGCCGGACAGCTCACGGTTCGCCGCCGCGATATCACCGTGGAACTGGCCGGTCGTGACGCGGTTGTTCAGCTCGGCCCGGGCCAGCAGCGAGGTTTCCGGCGCGGCTTTGCCGGCCAGGAGAGACAGCGCGATCAGCTGCGGCGTGGACATGCTCGCGATGTGACCCGGAACCGGGGTAAGCGGCGCCGACGCGGCGGGGGTCGCGGCAGCGGGTCCTGGCGCGGGTCCAGGAGTGGGTCCGGGCGCGACGAGGCCGGGCAGGGACGTGTCCGCCGTGATCGGAGGTCCCGCCGCCGTGGGACCCTGCATGGGTGCCATGGGGGGAGCGGGCGCGGGCGCGACCGTGTTCGCCAAAGGCGACGCGAGCGGCGGCGCCGTGGGCGCGGCGGGTTGGGGCGCGCCAGTGCGGTTCAGGCCGTAGGCATCCGCCAGTCTCGCGCGCCAGTCGGCTTCCTCGCGAAGCTTCTGGGCTTCCTGGATCGTTTTGCCGGTTTCCGCGCCATACAACCCCGCTCGCGCGGCGTTGCTTGGATCGAATATCCCGGCCAGCCCGGAAGCTCCGGCGTTCAACCCCTGGTCCCACAATGGGTTGCCGGTCTGGAAAACAGGCATTATTCAGCTCCCGTTCGCCGTGCCGGGGACCGGCTGGTTGACGGTCGGCACCGTCGGGGTCCCCACGATTTTGCCCATGATGTTGGGACCAAACAGCCCGGCGCCGTAGCCGGCGAGGTTGCCGATGCCACTGAACAGACCGCCCAGCTGAGACTGCCAGGCGGCGTCCGCCTTGGCCTGCGCCGCCTTGTTGGCGGCCGCCGTGGTGGCATCCGACTGGAACAGGTTGGCCCCCGCCGTGGCGTTGGAGTAGCCCAGGCCCGCCAGCTGATTTTGTTGCGCGGCGTTCTCGCGGATCATCGCGTCCGCCGCCGTGCCCTGGTCGGTGGCCCCCCGGTAGGCGATCTGGCTCGGCAGGAGCCGCACCCCGGAGCCCGCCGATAGCAGGCGCGCGGCGCTCTCGGCGGGCATGATGCCGCCCTGGTTCTCCGCGATTGCCAGCCCCGTGGCCTGTAAGGGCGCCCCGTAGGAGCCCACCCGGGCGATATCGGCGCCATACTGGCGCACGTTCGCCGCCGCGATCCCCATGCGCCGGGCCAGGGCGGTTTTCATCACCGGATCGTTGGTGGACGTGCTGGCGCCGGACCCGCTCGGATCGGTGGCGGCGGGACCCGTGGGACCCGGGGCCTGGGCCGCCGCCAGGAGGGCGGCCTGCTGGTCCTGGTAGTCTTTCTGGGACTGGTCCTGGACCGGTCCCGAGGTCGCCTGCAACAGGTCCTGGGCGCGCTGGTCGGCCTGTCTACGTATACCCTCGGCGCTCTGGTTTTCCTGGTTGATCGTGTCGTTCTGGCGCTGAAGGGCGGCTTCCTGGGCGGCCCGCATCTCGGCGGCGTTGGTGGTCTGGTCCTGGAACTGGCGCTGATTATTGGCGAACTGGGCGTTGGACTGGTCCCGCGTCGCCGCGATGCGTTGGGTGAAAGCCTGGTTCTGCGCCGTGGTGTCGGCCTGATTTTGCTGCCTTACCAGATCAGCGGCGCGCGACTGCGCGGCGGATTGTTGCGACGCGCCGTAAATGGTGGCACCCGTGCCCACCGCCGCCGAAGTCGCCGCGATGTAGGGGGCCGCCGCCGCCAGCGCGGCGGTGATTTCCACGCCCGTGCACATGTCAGGTCACCTTCGTGCTGGTTTGACCCGGGTTGGTGCCACCCGGGCCGGAAGCCCGCGCCAACGCCGAGTTGTACGCGAGGTTGGAGGTTTGCGCGTTGTTGCCCGACAGGAAGCTGCCCACGTTGCCCATGACGCCGGAGAAGATGTTCACCAAAGGCGAGACCGTGGGCACCCCATTGATCGAGGCGATGGTGTCGCCCGCGTTGTTGGCCACCCCGGAGATCGCCGCCCGGCTGGTGTCCAGCGCGGCGTTGACGCTCTGGTCGTTGACCCCGGCAATGGGTGGCGCGAGGCTTTCCGCCGCCTGGACCTGGTTGAGCAGGTTGTTCTTGCTCTGCGCCACCTGACCGGTGAGCTGAGCAGCCGCGTCCTTGGCGGCCTGGGTCTGCTGCGCCGTGGCCATCCCGGCCTTTTCCTCGATGAGACCCTGTTGGTCCACGGCGGCCTGGGACGCACCCAGCCCCTGGCGGGCAAGCCCGAATAACAACGCCTTGCTGGCCAGTCCCTTCTGGTAATTGATGTCATCCGTGGCCTTGGTCAGATAATCGCTGGTGTACTGGTTGAAGTAATCCGGGCTGAACCGGCTGAACGCGTCATTGATCTTCGCGGTGCCCTCGGACAGCAAGCTGGCGCGGCCCGTGTCATACGTGGTTTGTCTGGCGGCCTGTTCGTCGGCCTGCTTCTGGAGCGCGGCCTGCTGGTCCTGCTGGGCCTGGAGCTGCTTCTGGTTGAACGCCAGCTGCTCGTCCGCGATCTGCTTCTGCTGCGCCATCTGACGGTCGCTCTCATCTTTTTGCGCCGTCATCTGCCAGCCCAGGGTGTCGAAAATCCCCCGATCAATGTACTCCTGCGGGATACCGGGATCGCCCTCGATGTCCCTCCCCTGGTAGGTGTAATGCTGGGTTGGTTTGTACGGGGCACTGCTGCCCCCGCCTCCGCCGCCGTGCAGACACATCGTCACGCCTCCATGCGATGACGACGAAATCCTCGCCGCCCCGTCCATAGCCTCGCAGCACGCCCTCGATCTCGCCGCCGAACAGGCCCCTGATCCAGCGGATGTTCTGGGTGTTCTCCGCCATCGCGTACGCCTCGGCGCGGTGCACGTCAGTGCTCAGGATCGCCGGCATCATCTCGTCCAGCACGTAGCGGCTCAGGGGCCGGATCACCCGGTGCCAGCGTTTGGTGCCGAACCCGCAGATCATGACCACGCCGGGGCGGATCAGGGTGGCGCCGATCAGGGCGACGGGCTCGCCGTGCGCCCAGAATGCCTGCCAGAGCGGGTTGCAGGCCAGGGCCATGACGTAATCCGCCACCGGGTCCAGGTCGTCATTCCAGCGCAGCGCCAGGATTTCCCGCCGGTCGTGCTCGCGCAGATTGGCCAGGATATAATCCACCGCCGCGCGGGTGACCTTCTCGCGGGTGATTTCCAGGCCGGCGGCACTCATTTGATGGACGCCTCCTGGATGTTCAGGTGCACCGCCGCCAGCAAGGCGGGTCCTGGCGCCTGGTGCACCAGGTCCAGGCCGATATGGGTCCCGTAGCCGGCGAACGGGATCGACTGCAGCCCGAACGTGTTATCCTGGACGTTGGCGACCAGCTCGAACAGCTCGGTGTTGTTGGGCAGCATTCCCATGCTGACGCTCCAGGCGCCCTGGCACATCACGTCCACGCTCTGCACCCGCTTGCGCTGGGTGGGTTCCTCGACCGCCATGTGCGGGGTCCGCACGTGGACCTGGCAGTCATCATAGGTCTGGTTATCCACGCCGCCGTAGGCGCAGAGCCGGTTGTTCTCGCCCCGCACGAACACCCGGTTGTTGACCACCGCGAACTCGTAGACCTGAAATCCCGGCGAGAAGGTGGACCACGCGGTGATGTCGCCCGCCGGGAAATAAGACAGGACGAAAATCTGGTTGCCGATGGCGAGCCAGTACCTGCCGGCGACCGGCTGCACCGTCGCCGTCGCCTGGGCGCAGGCGTCCGGGTTGGTCCGGATCAGCGCGGTCAGGATCGGATCGATGGCCGATCCCACGTCGGAGACCGCCGCCGTGATGGTGACGGTCTGCGATTTAAGGCTACGCACGCCACTGTCGGACAGGAACAGGATATCCCCGGTGCCGAACTGGTGCACGCTGCGCGCCGCCAGGGTGCCGATCCTTATGACCTGCTCCAAATTGTCCAGGGTCGGGTCCGGGTCCAGGGTCCAGAGCTGCGTGGCCAGGCGCGCGAACACCGCGACCTTGTTATAGAACACCTCCAGGGCCACGGCGGCCTCGCCGTCGGGATCGTTGACCGCCATGTTGATGAACCCGGCGCCCGGAGACGCCGTGCTGGCGGGATCGTTGTTGCCCGGGTCGTTGACCCCGGAGAAGCGCAAATTCCCGCCGTCGGTGCGGTACATCTTGGTCTTGTAGGTCCTGGCGTAGGTGCCCCGGCTCTCGCTGCCGTCCGCCTCGTGCACCAGCACGCCGTTCCACCAGATGTAGGTGTCCTGGTTGGGGGTGTGACCGATGACGTAGAAGCCATCGTTGAACGCCTCCACGTCGATGATGCTGACCGGGAGCGCCGCTCCGGGGTCCTCCAGCGAGTGCCCCACGATGACGATGCCAGCGTAGCCGCTGATCGGCATGGTCAGGCCGATCCCGAACACGTGCAGCGTGCCGCCCTGGCCGAAAATATACTGCGCTTCGGGCAGCAGCCACATGAAGTTGTCGAAGATCAGCCGTTTTTCAATTTCACCGCCGGGCGTGATCACCGCGTTGTCAAGTATACGCAATGAACCGCCCGGCGCCGTCAGCGGCGACTTACGGACATCCAGCCCTTCCTTGAAGTCATTGACGGAGAAGACCTTGCTCACGGTCAGGGACCGTTGCCGTAGCCCGGGGGTATGTAGTCCAGGCCCACCACGCCCGTATCAAATTCACCCATGGGCGCCCTGGCATCGCCGCCGCCGCCGCCCATCACGAAGGGCTCGCGCTTGTGGCTGAACTGGCGGACCCGGTGCCGGCGCATCAGTTCGTTGGCGCGCTGTAACTTCAGCGCGGCGTCCTTGGCGTCGTCGCGCGCCAGGATTTCAGCGGCGCAGAACATCACGATCAGATGGTCCGGCAAGGTCGCCTGATCGCTGTCATTGATCATCGGCGCGACGGTCTTGGTGCCCCGCATCCGCAGCCGCCCACCGTGCAGCGTGCTGGTGTTGTCCGGTATGGGCCAGACCTCGAACATGCCGCTGTCGGCGTTGTGCTGCCAACGCCGGGGCGGCCAGCTGGTGGCGCCGGCCTCGCTGTCGTAGAGGCGAAATTCCCTGGGACCGATCCCATAAGTGACGTTGCTGATCCACATGTTGCTGTCGCTGATCAGCCAGAGTTTCGAGATGTCCTCGAAACCCAGGTCCGATGCGTAAGCGTAATAGCGTTGACCCTGGATCATGTTGGTGTCGCGGTCCACGATCAGCTGCGGCCAGTCGTAGTCCCGGTAAAGATCAAGCTGCGTCCGGTTGAGATAGTACAGCAGCGTGTCGCGGTCATTGATGCCGTGCGCGACATTGGTGGAGTGACCCACCTCCGCGCGCAGATCGGTCAGCATGTCGCGCAGTTGCTTAGCCATGCGGCTTGCCGCGCAGCGCGCGTTCCCGGTTTGAACGTTCAACGTTGTCCCGCAACACACCGCCGGCCACGTCAGGCAGATGATCCGCCGTCCTGGGCGCCGCCGTGCCCTCACCCTGGGAGTTGTCGCGGGCACGGAACGAGGCCGCGTCGGGCAGATCAGGTTTGGGCTCGTTCACCGTGGTCATCACGTCCGCGAGGCCCAGGCCCATGGGATCGTCATCGGTTTCGTCGGCGGCATGACCCGCGAGCTGGTCCAGGTCCGGCGCCGGGTCCTCGCGGAAAGTCGAGACCACGCGCGGCATGTCGGCGGGCATGGTGTATTGATCCAAGGGCTTGATGATTGGATCGGGACTGTCAGGCCGGGTGGGTCCCGGAACATAAAGGGGCAGCGTGCACCGGGGGATGCTTCGGTCGCCCTCGGGCATCCTGGGCTGGGCGCCCGCGAACACATCACTGAAAGCCTTGTCGCCGTAGATGGTCCTGAGGCGGGTCCTGACCTCGGTCTGCGGCGCGTCCCACTCACCCACCACATGGATATCCGTGATGGCGTCCTCGCCGTGCAGGAACTGGAGGATGATCAGTTCGGGAAACAGAATGGGGTTGCCCCGGTGGCGCACCACCACCTGTTCCTGGTCGCCGGCCAGGGCGACGGAACAACGCAGAAGCTGGAAAGCCATGGTCCCTCCAATGGGTATCAGCCAGGACCCGATGGGTCCTGGCCTGTTGCGAAAGTCACGCGATGTCGTAAACGCCGGACCCGTTGAGCTGCTGGGCGCACATCTGCCCCGTGTGGGTCATGGATTTGTACATGACGAACGTGTTGTAGGGCCGCGCCGGGGTGAACCGGTGGTCCCACTCGCCGTCCATTTTCATCAGGTAAATCTGGCGCGGGTCCCACCAGTAGAGGCGCTTGTTCTTGCCCAGGTCATCGAGGGTCGGGTCGTACTCGATCATGGTCCCGCCCGGCAGCTTGAGCTGGCCCATGGACCCGTCCTGGGTCCCGGTGAAACCGGTCATCGAGTAGTTGCCGTTGGCCCTGAATTCGATTTCCATGGCCGAAATGAAGTCACTACCGGCCAGCGCCTTGCTCGGTTTACCGCCGAAACGAATAAGCTGGCGGTATTCCTGTTGCAGAAACTCAATCAACGCGCCGCCGTTGGTGGGTGACGAGGTGATCGGACCCCGGCCTCCGGCACCGCCGAAAGCCGTCGTGGCGGCACGGTTGCGCCACCACGTATTGGTCCTGGCGAGGCCGCCCGTGGTCCCCACGGCGGGACTGTCCAGGATGATGCTCTGCATCCCGGCCAAGGCTTTGGGATCAGCGACGCCATCGCCCCACAACAGTTTATTCATATTGCGAGCGTATTGTTCACCGAAGTCCTCCAGCTTGTCCTGAAGCAGGTTCACCAGGACCGTGACCTCCCGATCCGAATGGTTGGACATCTCCGAACCGTTGCCGGCGTCATCGGTGATGCTGATGCCGTCGATCTTCAGCTCGGTGTGCGTGAGGGTCAGGCCGATGTGGTGCTCACGCCACGGGAAGTTGGCCCGTTTGATGTTGGCCGGCGTGTAGAAGTTGACCGTGTCGTTGTGCGTGTAGCCCACGACGCTGTCGTTGGTGCCACCCGCGCCGTAATCGCCCTTGACCGCGAGGGAGATATTTCCCTTACCACCGGGGAACGATTTGGAGCTGGCCTCGGCCCACTTGAGCAAGGGCTTGGCCTGGATCGACTGTTTGAACGTGTCTCCCTTGTTGTAGTAAAAATCCAAAGCGGCGTTGGCGATATTGGCGAGTTCTCCGGCGGTGAATGCCATTTGTGTTGGTGACCCTTACGGTCACGATGCGCGGCTCATGTTCCTGAGCGCCATGATCGCGGCTTCTTTCATGGTCGCGGGTCCTAAGTCGGCACCGTGCGCGGTGCCGTTGATGCCGGAAGGGACCATCCGCGTCGGTCGTGGCGCTGGTCGCGCTTTGACGAACGTATCGGTGGCTTCCTGGTACGCGTCCTGAACCAGCCTCAATGCTTCCTGAGGCGTCCTGGGGGCGCCCCTTTCCTGCAACAAAGCCTGACTGAACCGCCGGACAGCAACGGCCTTGAGGGCATAGTCCGGGTCCCGCGAACGGATATCGTTTTCCCAGTTGGTGATCGCCAGGCGGACGGTTTCCAGGGCACGGCCCTGGTCCTCCTGGGCGTGGGTGGTCCGCACCTGGTCCAGCTCGCTCCGGGCCTGGTTGGCCTGGAAACGCCGGACGGTGAGTTCCCGCGCGTGTTCCTCGGTGATCAGCCCGTCATCCACCTGTTGGCGCAGATCGGGCGCCAGCCGCGCTCCAATGGCTTCCTCGGCGGCCCGCACGTACGGCGTGACACCATTGAGGAAAGCCTGGAAGTCGCCGCGCCTGAGCGCGGCGCCGACCCCGAGAAGCATGTTCACGTCATCGGGGTTGAGCTGGTGTTCCCGGAGATAGCCCTGAAGCTGCCGGTGCTGTTCAAGCTCCGGCGTCAGGGCGGTCAGCTGGGTACGGGCTTCGTCACGTTGGCTGAGCAGCTGTTCAAACCGGCGGCGGGTCTCAGGTCGCAGCTTTTTGAGATCGGCGTCGGTGGGATCAGCCAGCGGCTCGGTTGTCTGGGCTTGTTTGGGGTCCGTTGTTTGGGTCCCGGGGTCCGCCCCGGTGGTCCCAGCCGTGTCCGTGTCCTGCCCGTGTGTCGCGGCGTCCCCCGGAGGGATCGCGGGCGTTTCCTGGGTCCTGACCACCGCGCGGACCGCTGCGAGCAGGCCATCGCGTTCGGACAGTGGGGTGTCGCCTGACGAGGGCGCGGCAGTGCTGTCTGTTTCGGCGCCTGACGAGGGCTGCGTTTCCGTCTGGTTGGGCGTGGTTTCAGGGGCGGGGGACGAAGCCGCCGAAGTGCCGTCCGTGGTATCCGTGCGCGTGGTGTCGGTGTCTAACTCGGCCACGTGTCGGGTCCTGGCTGAAACCAGGGAGACTTATGACGCCGGTTTACTGGCCCTGTCCAGGGGCTTGACATGGAAATATCCCAGGACACGATGCCGGAGCGTCACACCCCGGAGACCCGACATGCTGCGAAAACTGACATCGGATGAGCGAACCGCGCTCTGGTCGCGCGTACGACCGCGCCAGGGACCCTGGTCCCGGAGTGAAATTTCGATGCTTCGGAACGGCCACGTAACGCATCAGCTCAGCAACAAAGCACTCTGGTCCTGGTGCCAGACGCACGGCGTAAAACGTAATCCAGACGACATCGAGGCCAAACTACATGAAGTCAACCATTTCGTACCAGTGACGCCGTTCGAGCGTGCCCGCGCGATGCTGGCCCGTGAGATCGCCGCCGCCAAAGCGGAAGCGCCTGACGCAGCGTTGTTTCGTCAGCCGATCAAGGAAATCGAGGCGTTCATCCGGGGCGTACCGGTCAAAACCCGGGCCGGGAGACCCGCCCCCTGACAATCCCGCGCTGATCCGCCAAAATGGAAACGCCCGCCGGGATCAGCCGGCGGGCGCAACCCAGGAGAGAGTGATGGAGAAGCATCACAAACTCCTGCCTCGGATATTTGTACGGGTCGTGATCAGTGTCAAGATCACGATCAGTATAGTCCGTAGGTAGGGCAAGGGCCAGCCCAGACTATCGGGCTGGCCCGGCCCCGGGTGCGTTGACCCAAAGAGCCTGAACACGCTCGTATTTCTGCTCCGTCGTATGACCGTCCCATTCACCCACGTAAGCCGGCAACCCAGCGAACAGCTCCGCCTCGTTATCGTGGTAGTGCCAGGACAACTGACCCGCCGGGGTATCCAGATAGACACAGTTATACCATTCCGGGCCCCACCCCTTGATCACAGTTCGCCGGGTGCCACTCGGATACATGCGCGCAAGCAACGCCACGAGTTGATTGCGCTCGTGATATGCGCTGTCCTCGCTCATGGCGTGGGCATCCCCGCGCCGCGCCGCATCCTCGGCATGGCGCCGCCCGTGCCAGGACGGTTACCATTGACGCCGAACACCTGCATGGGCGGGACCCGGGGTCCCAGATCGCCCTGGGTCCCGGGACCACCCACGGCGTTGGTCAGGCCCTGGGGACCCTGGGCGTTCGGGTCCTGGCCGGGATCGCCGGGCCTGGGGGGACCCTTGCCCGCCCCTTGAGGGGGTCCACCGCCTTCGGCGGCTCCGGGTGCGCCGGGGGGTGAACTCATGATCTGGTTAAGCGCCTCGATGCTCGGCACGCCCTCCGCGAAGGCATCGGTGAGGTCCATGTCGTCGCCCATGCGCCTGATCAGTTCCCGCGCCAGCCACTCGGGGGAAATCCCGGGGATGCGCTGGAGAATGGGCGCCAGCTGCACGATGTTCTGCACATCCTGTTGTTTGTTCGGCAGGCTATCGGACCCGGCCTCGACCTCCAGATAGACATTCTTGGCGGCGGTCATGCGGTCGATCTGCGGCCAGACCGCGCCGGGACCCACCACCTCCTGGACCACCTGGGCCGAGACGTTCAGGATCAGCAGTTCGCCGCCGGCACGGGCCAGTTCGGTGAGCAAATCGTTCATATCATCGGTCACGCTTGACGTGTCGGTGTGCTGGGCGAACTGGGCCACCGAAACCTCGGTCGCCGTGGCGCCCGACGTGGTGCCCTGGTCCGCCTGATCGCTGCCCAGGACCCGCAACAAGTCCTCGAATGTCGGCGCCGTGTCGTAGACCGCCGGATCAATGGGCGGGTTTTTTATGACCTGGAGCACGTCGTCTATCTTCTGACCGGGCGCCAGGGCGTTGAGTTCAATGAGCGCGTTCGCCGGGTGGGTCTTGAGTTTGTCCTTGTCCACTTCCTCAAGAATGCCCGCCGCCACGGCGGTCTTGGGCCGGTTGGCGCGGCGGTGTTCCCTGAGGCCCTGGCGCGCCCGGTTCAGTTCCAGCTGCATGTCCCGCATCAGGTCGATATCGGACTGCGGGAACACCACGGCCTCGTCATAGCCTTCGTTCAATACGAAGGCGAACCAGGGATAAAAGCGTGATATTTCGGCGTCGGGCGGGGCGGGCTCCTGGAGAAAATCCTTGTAGCCATCACAGACCACGTAAACAAGCCCATCTTTGCGATGATAGATTTCCCAGACACAGGCGTCACCCATGACGGTGTCCAGGTCACGGCCCCCGGCCTCGTAGTGCCGGGGCGGCGCGGTGTCGGTGGCGTTGCCGTCGGCATCGTACGCACTGTAGCCTTTGCCCACGTCCACGCCATAGACTTCCTGGATTTCATCCGGGGTCAGAATGTACTGTTGCGCCACCCAGTCGGTGCCCAGGAAGCCTTTCAGGGTGCGACATTTCTTGTCCGGAATGATCGACGTGCTGTCCGGGTAGTCGAAGGCCAGTCCCTCGCGCACGATCAGCTGGCTTTCCTGGCTCAGGCCGGCGATGGCGAGGCGCAGTTCCTCGGCCTCGGGATCGTCGTGCTGCAGTTCGCCGTCCGCGAGGTCCTGGGACAGGCGCTCCACATTGGCCAGCCGCTCGCTCATGTCGGCTATGCGGGCCTCGATGGCCGGCGACATTTTCATTGCCCGCTGGAAACCCAGGCGGACATAGCCGACCGCCGTGACGATGGCGCGCCGGGTCGTCATTTTCATCATCGACTTGAACGAATGAACCTGCTCGTCGATGTTATATTCGTAGAGGATTTCAAGGGTTTTCCCCATGCGGTCCATCAGCTCGTCGTATTGCTTGACCTGTTGGGCGTCCTGGAGGACCGCCATCGCCTGGGGGTTGGGCGGCATACCCGTTTGCATTCCTCCCGCCATCGCCATCTCGGCCTGCTGGAGCGCCTGCATGGACCCGTCCCAGGTCTGGGCCATGATCTTGGGCCGGCGTTTGGCTTTCACCGTGGGGTTGGAGGGGTAGAGTTCCGCCGTGCGCTGGAGCACGTGCCGCAGCGCGATGTTGGCGACATACCGCTCATCCCGCTCGGCGTCGCGGCGACGGCGGCGACGGCGGCGCGTTTCGGTTTCCCACTGATCGCCGTTGACGAAATTCATGTTCGCCCGCATCCGGTCGAAGCTCGGTTTCCAGTGGGTGCGGGCCTCGCGCACGCGCTTCTGCCAGCGGTCCACCAGCCGGCGGCGGGCTTCGTCAGGCTCCGGCGGGTCCCGGGAAATCAGCTTTTGGCTGGGATCGGTGTCCACGATGGGCGGCGTCATCATGCCGGGACCCGGCAGATATTCGTTACCCGGGGTCATACCAGGAATGGGCAAGGGTGGCGGTCCCATACCCGGGCCCGGCATACCCATGCCCATACCTCCACCGGGCAGCATCGGCCCCCCTGGGGGCGGCCCAGGGGGGCCTCCACCCAGGCCAGGACCGGCTGGTGCTGAGACCGGTCCTGGCGCCGGGGGGAACATTGACGGTCCTATGGGCGGACCGCCTGGGGGCATCATCGCGCCAGACATAAATCCTGCTCCATGGCCTGACCCGCCTGTTCATGCTCAACCCCAACCGACACGATGAACAAAATCGCATTGGCCTTCGGGATCATCTGACGCCAGCAGTCTTCAGGCAGGTTGGCGCCCGTCGGGTCCTCGACGAGACCCATCAGCGACGCCGCCAGCAAACGCGCCAACGCATCACGACGCTTCTCATAAGGATTACCCATCTACCAACCTCCCCCGCCGAAACCCTGCCTGACGGAACGCTCCGCTATTTCGCGCTCCATCTTCAGCCAACCAAAGGTCCCTTCGATGTTCTCCCGGGGCCGGTTGACGGCGGGGCCGGCGCCCACCTGGAGGGTGAGGCCCAGGCCCACATACGAGAGGGTGTCAACGAAATCGTCGTGACTATCGAAGGGGAATTTCAGCATCTGATCCCGTGCCGCCGGCCACCAGGGGGCGCGTTCGGGAAATCTGACCTTGCCCATGCTCATGCGGCCCTGGATCGACTGGGCGCGGGTCTGCTTGTCGGCCACCGGCTGCATCTCGATGATCGAACAGTAGGTCTTGGTCTCCAGCATACGTTTGCGGAGGAAGGGGCCGATGGATTTGGTGATCATGCTGCGTTCGGCCCACCAGAACACCGGCTTATGGGCGCGCATCATGCGGATCATGCCTTCCACGGCGGCCTCGGCGGTCATCATCCGCCAGACCAGATCGGGCAGGACCCAGATCACGTTATCCTCGTCCACGCCGACCACCATGAGGCACGTTTTATCGCTGTCCTGCTTGAGGCTGACGGCGTGGTCGGAGGCGGCATAGACCCGGAGCTGGGCCGGCAGTTCCGCCGGGCGGTAGGTGTTGATCCAGCGCGAGCTGAAGAAAGAACCGCCCGCCGGGCTGGGACGGCCCTGATAGAGCGCGCTGAAGCCCCGGCTGTCGCGGCGTTGCAAACCCAGGAGGAAATCCTTGCCGAACCGCCCGGGCCAGAGCGGATCGCCCTCGGCGCGCTTCAACGGGTCCTGGGTCGGGTCCGTGGCCAGCGCGGGCATGTCGATGATCCGCCACTCACGGGCTTCCTCGGGATCATAGTACGAGTTCGTCGGATCGGTGAGCCGGCCCACCAGATCGTCCTGGTGCCAACGCGTTTGGATCAGCATGATCCGGCCCGTCTCATCCATGAGCCGGGACGCGATCACCTGGGTGAACCACGTCCAGAGCGTGTCACGGATCGTAGGGCTGTCGGCCTCGTGGCGGTCCTTGAGCGGATCATCGATGATCAGCACGTCGCCGCCGCGACCGGTGGTGGTGCCGCCCCTGCCCACGAAGGCCAGGATACCCCCCTGGCGGGTTTGCATCCGGTCACTGGCGAGGCTGTCGGCTTTCAGGACCACGTCGGGGAACACCTGGGCGTAAGCCTTGGTCAGCATGATGTCGCGCACCGCGCGGCCCACGTCCTGGCTGAACTTTTCGTTATAGGTGCCGAAAATCAGGCTCTTGTCGGGGTTTCTGCCGGTGAACCAGGCCGGGAACATCTTGGAAGCGAGCTGGGTTTTGCCATGTCTGGGCGGCAGGCTGATGATCAGGCGTCTGATGGTGCCCTTTTCCAGTTCCTCCAGCGCCACGCACACGATCCGATGGAAACGCTGGGCGTCGTAGCGGGAGTGATCCGGGTCGCTCTGGTGCCCCGGGACCGGCATCATCAGGCGGGTGAAAGCCAGCATGTCGGTTTCGGCGTCGATCACCGCGATCAACCGCTTGAGCACAAGCTCGTAGCGTTGCTCGTCCGGGGTCATTGGCCGCCTTGCCTCGCGATCCAGTCGGCGGTGTCCTGACCCAGATAGTCATGCAGTTGCTGGTAGCGCGCCTCCGCCTCATCGCCGCTGGCGTAGGACGGGAACCGCTCCAGGCCGCCGGTTTGCTCCGCCATGCTGATCGCGGCGTCAGGTGGCAGCGCCTGACCGTTCCACACCGTGGGGATGCTCCAGGTCCTGCCGCCCTTATCGAACGTCATCTGCAACAGGCTGGAGATGGACCCGTTGGGGTGCACGACCTTGCCGGTGCCCTGGAGGTTGTCCAGATGCGTCTGGTAGAGGAACTTCTCCTGTGGCGTCAGGTTCATCGCGGCGTGAGCCTCGGCCATGTGGTTGGCGAGCGGACCCGCCGCGACATTGGCCAACGGCGTTCCCAGCCGGCCCACGTCCGGCGCCACACCGGTCTGGCCCATCACGTAGTCCGCCATCGGCGCGGGTCCTGGCGGCGACGGCGGCGGTTCAACGCCCATCATCCGACGCCGGACATAATCCTGGAGGTCCTGTTGCTCGGCCATGCGTCAGGTCATGGTGAACGCGGCGGAATTGATGGGCGCGCCGTAATCGGTATCCGCCGACGCCGTGGCCGATCCCGCCACCAGGGTGGCGCCCGGGAATGTCACGCTCCAGGCGCCCGTGACGACATTGGCGCCGACGATCTGGGTGGCTTTGACCGTCGCGGCCTGGGTGAGCGTCACGGTCACCGGTACGGGAAGAGGCACGCTCGGATCGACGGCGACGGTCCCGGTCACGGTGAGCGGGTTGGCCGCCGCCTGGCCGGCTGGCGTCGCGATGGTCAGCGTATAGCCGCCGCCCGTGAGCAGGAACTCCCGCCACGGTTGCTTGAGGTAGCGGAATACCGACGGCGGATGCGGGGCCGGGGAGAGTGCCATCAGTCCGCCTCCTTGGCCCGGTGATGGCTCCGGTTGCGGGTCTTATGCTCCGGTTCCTCGCCCTCGCGCGCCGCGAAATCGACCACGGTCACATTGTTGGAGAGCGGCGCGGTGGTACTCCCGGCGGCGTTGGTCGCGGTGACGGCGCAAACATAATCCCGGCCCACGTCATCAGCGACGAGCGTGTACTCATGCGTGCCGTTGCCGACCTCCAGGCCGTCCGCCACCCAGAGGTATGCATATTGGTCCGGCTCGCCCTCCCAGTTGCCCATGGTGCACACCAGGATGGCGCCCTCCTGGGAGAGGTACGGCACGTCCACGTTCACGGGCGGCGACCCGGGACCGGCATCGGGTCCTGAAGCCGGGACCAGATGCTCAGGCGGTATCACGCTTTCGGTCGGATCGCGTGGATCGAGTGGTTTGGCGAAGGCCGCGTGGTATTCGTCGGGTGTCATGGCCGGCGCGTCGGGTTCGCGCGGGTCCTGGGCCGCCTGGTGGGCGTCCAGGTATGCCTGGGTCTCCGGGTCCGGGACCGGCTCGGGCGGAACCGGCGGCGGCGCGTCAGCGTGGCCATAGGGCACCACGTAGGGCGGGTTGACGGTCTCCTGGAGCGGCGCCGGGGTGAGCTCGGTATGCTCGGTTTTCGGTGCGGTCTCGGACATGACGAAACTCCTTTAACCCTGAATGACGAAGCCAAACACACGCCAGCCCAGCAGAAACAACAGGACCACGAACACCCAGCCGTTGTAGCTCGCCCAATAAGGCGATCCGCCGGGCGTGCGCCCCCAGGCTCCAAACAGGACAGTGATCACGAAGATCACCCAGAACAGCAATCCAATGGTCATTTTGCTTGCTCCGTCAGGCCGGGTGCCAGACTTAGTATCCCCGGCAGCATCTCCCACGGCGCGCCCGTCGGCAGGGGATGCGTGATGACCAGCCGCCAGACCGTGCCGTCGTTACACAACGCATAGAGCCGGTCCGGCGCGCTGC